ATTTAAAACAAATCTCGAAAATATACAATCTTAATCTTACAGAGATTCCTACAGCTATGACTTTTCCTTTTGGTTATACATATGAACCATGCAATCATGAATTTGAAGTATTTACAGTTATTCAATCATTAACATCTATAAAAGAAACTATAAATATTCAAAAAGGTTTTGAATTACCTTATGGATTAAATACCACAATAGAATTACCTAAAATAGAAGAAGTATTAAATAAAATAGAATATATACCTTATATATCTTCGAATATATATTCAAGACATATCCCACAAAAATCAAGAATACAAACACCAGAACAATTTATACAAACTACAGATATATCTATAACATCAGGTAATAGACATAATAATATGCTTGCTATTTGTAGAATAGGGAAAAGAAATAATTGGACTATTATAGAAATAATAAATACAATAAGAAATTTGGATAAAGGAAGTAATGACCTTAAAAAATGGGATAATAAAACATTAAGCATAATGATTGAAAATATATTAAAATCTTGTACTATAAAACCTATACAGGAAAATAAAATATTATTTCAACCTAAAGAATTTTATTCTAATTTAAAATATATCCCTGAAATGTTATTGCCTACTATTAACTCAGATAAATTTATTAACAGTATTATAAAAAATTGTAATTATAAACAATCTGATCTGAATAGAAAAAAATTCAAAATACTTATATCAGAAATGATAGGAGCTATATTCTATGATTCTATCAATGAAAGAAAAAGTAATAAAGAAGAAAAATATCTCATTGGTAAACAATTTTCTAAAGTCTTTGCTTTAAAATTAAAACAGCATTATTCAAAAGAAATTTATAATTTTGATACTTACACTATCATGCATTCTATTTTAAATAAAAGTAATATATTCTCTCAATATAAAATAAATAAACGAGGATGGAAATATGATCCTAATAATATATCTTTAAATTTCTGTAAACAATTTGATTTATCTAATAATAAAAATCATTTACTCTTTAATAATAAAAATAATATAATTATATTATTTATTCATAATTTTATTAAATTTTTATTTAATATAAAATTACTTAAATATATAGTTAAGTTTTTTATTTTTTATAAGAGTATTCTTAACAATTTTTTACTTATAGAAGATAAATTTTTACTTGATGTAGGATAGTTTGTAGTATTTTTTATTAAATATTATAAAAAAAGTTATACTTTTTAAAGATTTTTAATTATATTATGATTAAGAGGTAATAGAGTTATATATTATGGATAGATTAAATAAATATAGAAGACTGTATCAAGAAATGGCTTATACAAGAGATGAGATTGCACAAGAGATCAGAAGTTCTGATAGAAATAGAAGAGAACACTTAATATTATGTTTTTATTTCCCAAAAAATAGTACTATTAAACATTGGAAAAATGAATTACAAGCTGATTTTATGGATATAGCTGATAGAAAATGGAAAAATAATAATAAGTATTTACCAGAAAAAGATTATTTTAATAATCTTTGGAATAAGCCTTATGAAAATTTAGATGATTATGAGTTAATAGATAAAACTATAAAGAATTTAATAAGAGAAGATTATAAAATTCCAAAAGATTGGAAAGATACAAAATATGTTTTAATACAAGCTATAAAAAAATTATATGTTGATATTTCTTTTCACTTATCAAAAGGTAATTTAGAAAAAGATATTATATATGATTTAATAGATAAATACATAATTAAGGATTAGTAAAACTATATTTAAATACGGAGTACATAATGCAAGAAAAATGTAAGATCTGTGAGCAGGTAAATTGTTTCATGAAGGATCTTCTTGATAGGACTATTAAATGTCAAAAAGAAATAGACGATGAGAAAGGAATGGAAAAACAAAAGTTTCAGTTTGAGAATGATGAACAGGCAAGATATTATGGAAAATTTTTAAAAGACTATTATGGTATAGAAATAGAAGAATGGATAAGGCTTATGAAATTACCTAAAAATAATTTCATCCGCAAATCAGAACTTCAACAGCTTGTTAATGAAGTGGAAGATATGATTGAAATGTTTAATAGAATAGTGGAACCTGTTAGTCAAATAAATGTAAAATCTTTTCAAATTCTTATTAAGGGCTTTCAAACTCTGAAAAAAGAAGTTAATAGACTTGGAGGAAATGTATGACAATATTAAATTTTGTAATACAAAAAGTTTCATTTGATTGGGGATGGTATACAGGAGATATTTTTTCATTGATAAATATAGGGTAAAGTAAATGAAATATAGGGTAATATTTCGAATTTCATTATATAAAAAAGATTCTCCAAGTGAATTGTTTCGGGATATAAAACTAGATTATCATATACGTAGTATTTGGATTCCTCAAACATTAGGGGATCAAGTGTGGATGGGTTTTGAATTTAAAAATGAATTAGATAAATATAAATATATTAAACAAATTGAAACTTACACATGGAATAATCCAGAACCATTTAATCCAAGTAATATAGAAACATGGAAATTGATAGATTATATGATGACTGAAGAACAGATATCATTATGGTTATAATTCTAAGGAGAATGATATGAGTAAATGGAAAAAATATCCAGATAATATTCCAGAACCAAATAAAACATTAAAAGTAATTCATTCAGATAGATATGAAGGTTATGCTTATCTTTGTGGACACTGTAAAAAAGAATGGAGATGTGTTATATTGGGTGGAGGACTTGCAATAGATGTAATTAAATGGGGTATCATGTTGATTAACTTAATCCCCTTATTATAAGCATTATAATACTTTTCTACTAATATAAAAAAATATATAATTAGAGGAGAATTATAATTATGGCTGTACAATCGTTTCGTAAGGAATATACATATCGATATAAACTAACAGAAAAATGTATAAGTGATTCAATGCAAATAGCAGGAATAAATCTAACAAAAGATTGGATAGATTTTAAAGTAGTGAAAGAAGTACTTAATTCCTTTATACACACACCAGCAAATCTTTCTGGTATACTAGACTTTGAAAAAAAAGATCTACTTACAAATGAAATAGTTCAACAATCACAATGGGAAGGAGATATACCTGAAATAATTTCAAGAGAAACTCTATATGCAATGGAAAGACATGAACTTGTCCCTATAGCAAAATATTATCTTATAGATTGTGTAAATAAAGATGCTAAAATGTTAGTAAAACTTATTATAGACTTTCAAACTAAAAGAATAGAAGATGAACAATCTCAATTAAAATTAGAAAAGGATATTATAAAAAAAGAAAATATAGAAAAAGAACTTACTAATAATAAATTAACTGAAGCTATTTCTGATGATGTAGTAGAAAGAAATAATGGTTTTTTTGGATTTGGTAGAAAATAGAGGTTTATTATGATTGATAAAAATAAATTCAAAGAAAGTCTTACTCATCCAAAATTACCTAAAATGACTTTAGAAAAAATAGTTTCAATGGAGAGTACTATTACAAATTTCATCACTAAATAGGTATAATATTATGAGTAATAATTTTCTTGAAGATTGTATATTAGAATGGGGAATAAAAGCATCTATTATAAATAAAACTTATAAAGAAGCATTATATGAAGCTAATCATTTTAATAAAAAACATGATCTATCTTACATAAAAGAGTGTATGTCTATTATACTTGATAGAGGTCATTCACTTTTTGTAGATAAATTTATAGAATCTAAACACTATAATCTAAAAAAATTCATTGAAGAACTATATGATGAACCTGTTTCAGAAGAGATCATGTCCACTGATTTTGCTCCTGATTCAAAGCCTCAAGGTGGACATAAATATTATACAGATATGGAACTAGTTGTATCAGATGAAAATCAAGATGAAAATAATAGAGAGGCTTCAATCTAGTGCAAAGATATACTCCATTTTTTAATGATATTTTTTCTATTCCTAGTATATCAGATAAAACTTTTAATGAAGCTGTTTTTAGAACAGACAAATATTCTAAAATTTTATATGATTATATAGGAAATATTATAGAAGAGAATAAAAATTCAATTTTAAAATATGATTATCAAATTTGTTCTTTATTAACATCTAAATTTAATAAATATAATATTATTTTTGTACCATCTGGTACATACAAGAATAATGGTATATTATCTGGAATAAATGAAATGGATGCTGGTACTAATTCTTTAATAATTAGAATATCTTGTGCTTTAAATATTGGGGAATTATTCAAGAATAAAAATTTACAGCTATATTTTTTAAGAGATTTTAAAGAATTGATTTCTCATGAATTAGTTCATAGAGCACAATATATAGGGGTAAAGGATATAAAACTTGAGAAAGATATAAATAAATATTTTCCTCAAAATCCACCACCCAAATATTATAAAATGAAATTTGAGATTATGGGATATGCTTGTCAAGTAGTAGAGGAATTGAGAATAAAAGGATTATCCGATGAAAATATTTTATCTTTTATAAAAAATAGAGAATCTTTTAAAAATTATAATTGTAATATATATGATTTTTATTTAAAGAATTTTAAAAATACCAAAACTTTTATGAAATTTACAAAGTATATATATGAATATTTAAAAGGTGATTTATCAAAAAATATTATAGAGATAGGTAAATAATGTGCCTGTAAGATATTATCAAGATTCGGTTTTTTATCCTTATGCAGTAGAGGCTGTTCTTAACAGAATAAAATTATATTTTTGTAATATGATATATCCTACTGAAGATTATGCAACACAAAGCTCAAAAAGATTTATATTAGCAGATGTAAGTGATGATGGAAATGCAATACGAAGAAGTATTGACGTCTTTAAAAATTCACAAGGAACTTTTCCATTTACAGCTTACAATATATCGGACGACGCTCCTTTGGATTATCGCTCACATTTACAAGTATCTGGTTCTTATTATTCAGAGTTAGTAAATGCTTACATAAGTTTTGTTCCAATGAATTTAGATATCCCTATGACTACATACTATACTACTCCTTATGATTTCTGGAGAGCGATGTCATTTTTTGCCGTTGATGAGGCTTCTTTAACAAGACTAGATGTTCCCCTAATTATAAATGGAGTTGAATGTTATTTTACTATAGATTTAGCATATACTACTGAACGAGGACAATTAGCTTGGGATATTGAGCAATATTTTTCAGTAGGTCGTATATATCCTTTAATACATAATATAACCGTTAAATGTGCTTATATAGTTCTAGCTAATAATAATAATGGTGATAAATTTACAGGAACTCTTGTTTATCCAGTTGATGATATAATATTTTACCTAAAGAGATTAGATGATGCTAAGAATCTTGATCAAAATCCAACTATAGATACAGCATATTCTCCAGATACTCCTGCTGTAATATCCTCAATACCTTTAAGTGGTGCTACTGGAATATTAACAACATCTTCTATAGTATTAACTTTTAATAATTGTATGAATGAAACATCTGTTATAAATGCTCTTGATATAGTTCCTTATATGGATAAAGATATGACTTTTGATATGTCATCTAAAATACTTACAATAACACCTAGATCTAATATGACAGTTTCTACATCATATAACATACTAATAAACGATACTGCTAAGGATGGTAATGGATTATTTTTTGAAACTGATTATAACCTAACTTTTACAACTGGTATATTATAAATGGCAGAATCAATAATAGATAAACTTTCTAAATCATTATCACCTATATATAGACAACTCCAAGATTTCAAAGTTGGAATTTTATTAGGAACATCTATAAAGGTATTAAGAATTTCTACGTCTACTCCAGATGTAATGGGAGAAACACAAGAAACTCTTATAAGTTCAGTATTAGATAATGTTATAATTACTCATCCTTATGCAGGAAAAGTTCAAATATTTGAAAGCTATTCAGATATCACTAAACAAGTTTCCGGGGGAAGTATTGACGTCTGGGACATACTTCCAATCAATATGCAAGTACTTTTTACTGGTGACTTTACTACTGAAGCTATATCAGTAAAAAGAGGGGATCTAATTATAGAGATACTCAAAGATGGAAAAGGAAATAAACTACCTCTTATTATGCAAATAGAAAAAGTCTTTGGAGCTTTTTTGGTTAAAAATCTTGTAGCAAGAAATTATGAATTATCTCTTTATAGAGGACAATTAACTTCTGCTATACAAAATGCACTTAATGTTTTTCTTTTAGAAAGTTAATACGTACTAGATAATTAAATGAAAAGATATAAAAGAAAATTTGAAGATCAAAGTACTGATAAAGAATCTATTATGGAATATACTTCTAAGATGTATGAGATGGTATTACATCCTAATAATTATGTAAATTTAATGAAAGACAAATTAAATTTATTTTATAATAAAAATGATTTTATGGATTTAAAAGATTTGATTATTTCTTTAAACAGTTATTTTTTAAATGAAAAAATAGAATTTAAAAAATCACCTTTAGTAGAACCTTTTGGTAATGGTTTATTAAAAGGTGGCTATCAACCTAAAACAGGTACAATATATCTATTCTATGATAATAATATAATAGATAGTTTTAAATTACAAAATAATAAAAATTTAAATACAGATTTTAAATGGTTTCTTGAAACTTTTGAAGAATTACTTGGACATGAAGTAGTTCATAGACTACAATTTTTAAAAGACAACATAAAAAAAATTGGTGTAATGTCTGACAAAAATGAAAAAGAATACTTAGCTCAACCGAAAGAAGTAATGGCTTATGCATGGCAAATAGTCCAGACATTTAAAATGTATAAATATGATAATGAGTTTATTAGATTTATATTAAAAGATAGAGAAGATACAGAATCATTAAAGAATATAAATTATATCCCCATGTTCAAAAAATATTATAATTATTTCCCTAAAAATTCCAATGTTATAAAGTTATTATATAAGTACATATATTTATATACAGAATGAGGATTAAATGAAGAGATATAAACCCTTTAAAGAGACGGTAAAAACTATTGAAGAACTTTTTCATGGAACTGAATTTGTAGTTAATTTCTATATAAGAACTTCTCCAGAAGATAAAGAAAAATTAAATATGATTGATTGTGTAGATAGTATCAAAGAATATTCTAAAAACCAAGCAAATTTAGTTATAAAAGTTGTATGTAAAGGATATGATCATATTATTCAAGTGAATAGAGAAATAACAAATATTATTGGTAAAAACAATATCATTAAGATAGAAATGATAAATCCAGATTTCTCAATATAATAAATAATTATTAAAATTAGTAATACTAATATAAAAAATGATAACAATCTAAAAGAGGTATAAAACCGATGAAAAAATTCCAACCTTACAAGCCTTTATTTGAACAAGAAAAATCTCCTAAAGATACTAAAAAGAATCTTGAGAGAGCATTAAAAGAGCTTTACAAAATTAAAAAATCTCTAAGAAAAATGAAAGAAGAAGATGAAATGGATGCTTCTACAATAGAAGATACTGTCGATTCAATTAGCGATATAGTATCTAATGTTATTGATGAAGTAGGCGCAGCTTCTCCTGTAGTAGATACTCTTATTGATGCAGCTAAAACACTTGATTCTAGTTCAGATGAAGAAGAATTTGATTTTGAAGAATCAGAAGACGATGATGAAGATGATGAAGACAAAATGGAAGAATCAGATGATGAAGACGAAGATGATAAAGAAGAAGTAAAAGAAGCTGATGAAGATTCTGAAAAAGATGACAAAGAAGATGAAGATGAAGATGAAAAGAAGGCTGAAGCTTGTAAAAAACCTAAAAAGAAGTAATAATTAGTTAATAGTCAGTCTAGTATTATAATAGATACTAGACTGATTTATTTTTTAAAACCTTAGATAGATTTGACGGTTGATAAGATGTAAGAAATCTTACCTTTCTTATATTTTCTAAGGTTTTAAAAAATATATTTTATTTTTGGATTTACTAATATAATACAGAAAGCGTCAACTTTCTAAAAATTAAATGGTAAGAGGTAGTAGAAAATGGAAGAAGCAAATAAAGTTATTTGTCAAATTTGTGGTAAAGATTATAATTCTTATAGAGGCTTTGGTTTGCATTTATTTAAATCCCATCCTAATATTTCAAAAAAAGATTACTATGATAATCATATCAAAAAAGATCCTATAGAAGGCATATGTAAAACATGTAATATTAATAGAACTAGATTTGTATCTATATTTAAAGGTTATTTAGATGGATGTGATGATTATAAATGTATATTAATTAGAAGAACTAAAACATGCTTTGATTTATATGGGGTATATTATACAGGACAAATACCTGAAAAAATTCATAAAACAGTAGAAACATGGGGGTTAAAATCTAAGGAGGATATACAAAATAGTTCTATTAAAATGTATAACTCAAAAATAAACAATATAGACGAAAATGGATTAAATAGTTTTCAACGGCAACAAATAAATTGTATGAAAACTTGTTTAGAAAAATATGGGGTAGATAATGTAAGAAAAGCAGAAGAAATAAAAGATACAATAAAACAAGTGGTGTATGATAGATATGGAGAAGATAATTTTTTTAAGACGGGTATATTTCAGGAAATAAGCAGAGAGACCAAAGAAAAAAAACATGGTGATCCTACATTTAACAATAGACCTCAAGCAGCTTTAACATGCTTATCACGTTATGGTGTTCCAAGTCCAGGGATGATACATAATACACATTATTCTAAAATATCCCAAGAATTTTGTAAATTACTTTATGAAAATTTAGATATAGAATTTCAGAAATACTCATATTTTGCTGGAAACAAAGATGAAATCTGGATAAGATATGTAGATAATAATCGTAATAATTATTATTTTTATGATTTTTGTTTATGGAATAAAAAAATAATTATAGAGTTTCAAGGAGATTACTGGCATAGAAATCCACAAACTTATGAATATAATTTAGAAAATCTTTCAATTTGGCTAAAAGATGATCATAAAAAAGAAGTTGCGGAAGAGAATGGATTTACAATTTTGTATGTTTGGGAAAGTGATTATAAAAATGACAAAGAAAAAATAATAAAAAATTGTTTAGATTTTATTTCCTCTAATTAAAAAGGAAACAATGGAGCCACCGTTAGTTTGTAACATTCTTACAAGAAAATGCTGTAAAATAAACCAAAAATGTTTATCTGCAAAAATCTTTCCTTTAGGATTAGTTTTTATTGGTGGACGATTTGCATAACATCTCCCAAATAATAAATTATGTTGTCTAAGTACAAATTCCTGCTCGAAAAAAAAGCCCATTTGTATACCATTTCTAATATTCTTTTCGGCTACTTGTTGAGAAGACATTCCTGGTTTTGAGAAGATGGGTTTTTTAAGAGAGCCAGTTCTCCATTTGAACGTCGAATTGATGCCTAATTCAATCGAGTGAATAATTATCGTGATCGGATATTTATGTATTTTAATATTATCAGTTTTTTTATAACTTTTAGGATCTGTACGACAAATAAAATCAATTCTTACATCTCTACCCGACTGTTCCCATTTTTTGGCGGATTGATTATAATTATAATTATTTCTTAAAGTTATTTTTGCATTAAGAACGTCTATATTAGATCTTTTAGCTTTATCATCACCTGCTTTGGATTTATAATATTGATGACTCATTCTAATTATATCTTTAATTGTGAATCCCGATGATTTTGTTAATCTGTTTGATTGATCTGTCATCTACTTACCTATATTTCCTTTAACTTTATTTACAAGAGTATAAAAATACATATAATCTATACATCCCTCAAACCATTCAGTGGAACATTGTGTAATACATTTTCTAAAATTATTTTTAAGTAATTCCCAATGAACTAGTTTTTCATATCTTTTTTCCGGTACTTCTATATGAGCGATATATTCAACATCAAGAGAATGTGTTTGATATTGTTTCGCTCTTGCTCTAGGATGAGTAGTGAATCCTATTTTGAATTTAGAATTATCTCTTGCTTTCACAAGATAAACATAGTTCATTTCCACCTTGTACTAATTATAAAAATAATTTTAAATTATTAGTACAGGAAATATTATAATGTCTACTATGCAAAAACTTTTAGTTGGTACAAAAAAAGAAATATTAGAAGATATTCAAATTCTACATAATGAATTTTATAAAAAGAATAAAAAAGAAATCACTCGTGGTTATTATAGAAATAATGGTAAATATAATGAATCTTTGATAGATAAATATTATGGATCATTTACTCTAGCTAAAAAAGAATTAAAAATAGAAAAAGAACATAATCTCACTAGAGAAGATATAGATATTAAACGTATAAATAAAGATAAGAATAAAAAATATTTTATATCTTCTATAATACCTAATGCAAAAATAAATTTATGTTTTTGGGAATCAATACTTAAATACTGTGAAGTTAATAAAGCAGAACCATTATTATTTGTAATGAGAGGCGTTAATACTGATGATAGTTTTTCTTCTGATGTAATAGATAAATATTCAAAATATTTTGTAACAGAGTATTTTTTTAATAGTAATCTTATTGCAAAAGATTTTATGTTAAGTCCTCAACAAATATTACCTCTATCAGGTTTACAAAGATACGGAGGTAAAAAACAATCTCTTATTATAGCTCATTCAAAACAAATGTTAAATACTATACCAAAACAACATAATGAAACTCCTCATATAGTTTTAAGTACTGGAACAATATGTACACCTAATTATTCAAACACAAGACAGGGACAAATAGCTAAAGAGGATAATTGTTTAGCGGGTTGGATTATAGAAGTTAAAGATAATATCGTTTTTCATCAACGATCGGTTAGATTTGATGGGAAAGGATTTCAAGATTTAAATAAATATTATACAAAAGATACAGTTATATCTCTATCAGTAAATTCACTTATATGTGAACCTCATATAGGAGTAGAATCACAAAAAGCTATGAATTTATTTAAAGAGGTTACTACTCTATGTAAACCAAAAAATATATTTATACATGATAGCTTTGATGCATTATCAGTAAATCCACATACAAGAAATAAAAATGGTTTAAAAACCCAAGTAGCTTTACATCAAGAATCATTAGAAAAAGAATTAAATTATTTAGGTAGTTTCTTAGAACAATGGCAAAAAGAATTTCCTAATATAAAATTCTATCATATACATTCAAATCATAATTATTTTGTAAATAGATACTTGGAAGAAGGGGAATTTGTAAAAGATGTAGCAAATATGAAAATAGGAGCAGAATTATTTCTGTATCTGGTTAATAATAAAAATCCAATTGAAGAGTATCTTAAAAAACATTTCAATATAAATAATCATATTTTTCTTAGAAAAGGACAATCTTTTATTATAAATGGTTGTGAAATGAATACTCATGGACATGCTGGAAGTAATGGAAGTAAGGGTTCTTTTAGAGGAATAGAAATAGCCTATAATAAAGCTATTATAGGTCATAGTCACTCTTATAATATTTGGAGAGATGTTCTACAGATACCTTGTCTTTGTGAATTACAACAATTATATAATAGTGATGGAGCTTCATCTTGGTTACATGGTAATGGTATACTATTTGAAAATGGTATGAAACAAGCTATAATATACATTAACAATGAATGGAAATTATGAGTGAGAAAATATTATATGAAATAACATTAGATTATGAAGATGGTTGTTATTTGTTTGGACCATCTATCTGTCCTTATTCTAATTCTCATATATATGTAGGAAGTAAGTTATGTACAAAATGTGAACATTTTGAATATAAAACAATTATAGATAATGTTAATTTTGTAATATGTAATTATGAAGATATAGTTAAAATAACTAATGATAATAGTCCATTATCTATAATAGATTCTTATGGAATAGATATAATAAATAAGGATTCTTTACGTTATAAATTAGCAATAATTATAAAGAATATTAGAAATGAATGGAGACTATAAAAAAATTATGATAAGAACTGTAAAACAAAAAGCATTAACTTATAAAGAAGCTGATAAATTAGCTTATAATTGTAAATGGAAATTAGTAAAATGTAAAACTAATAATTGTTGGTGTAGTGCTATTAAACCTATTGAAAAAATAACTTTTTCTTATAGATCAACTATTGAAGAATATTATATAGTAAATTTTGGTTGTATTACCACTAAACTTGCAAAAGAAATGGTTAAATTACATAATAAATTCTTATTGGAAAAATAATGGCAAAAATAGATATTACTAATACAACTAAAAAATACCCTACAGTTGGAGAAATGTTGGAATATATTAAATCTAATAATATCCCTATGGATGCTATAGTCACATGTGAACAATTAAAAGATTATTATTTAGAAGATAAAGAGGATTATAAAAGTTGGGATTATTATGAAACTTCTGGAGATTATCCCTCTGATGTAAATAAATTACTCCCCGCTCATAATGGATTTGGTTCTGCATTCTTTAAGAAAGCTTTTGTAATTTGGATGCATTTCTAATTATAGATAACTATTTTTTTACTAATATAAAAATATATTCTCATGGTGAAAATAAATGGCAAGTAAAATAGATAAGAACTTTTCGGCAGATAAAAATGTTTTAAGTAGGCTTCGTGGTTATTTTAAAATGGGCGTTAAACCTAATGCTACAAATAAAGTAGATAAAATTCAATTATATAGAACTGTAAGAGGTGATGCTGATAGCAAAGGTAATTATCAAAAAAAATTAGTTCTTGATAAATTTCCTGATTCGGTACAGACTTTATATGAGTACTGGGTTAATTCATGTCATGACGATATATCTTCATGGAAGTCAATATTATCCGTTTATGATGACATGGATATACTTTCATATAATTGTGCAAAAATATCTAAAGCTATGGAGATTGTTACGGATGAAACTTTACAAGCCGATTCTAATAATCAGACAATATTTGTTGAGGGTAAGGTAAAGATAAAAAAATATATAGAGAAATTTTTTCTTGATATAGGCTTATATGATCATTTAAGACCAACTGTAAAGGATATAGTTAAGTATGGTAATGCTGTATGGGTATTAGGGTTTGATTCTAAGGGAGTTAATGAGATAGTACAGGTTGATCCTAGAATGTTAAAAGAGAGAATGGAATTTTCTCCTTTTGAGTTAAATGCTAAAATAAATAATAATGATAGTTTTTTAAATAATTATAAAACAGCAGTTAATCGTGTAGATGATTTAATTGCTATGATATTAAATAAGGAGAATTCTGTATCGTATTTTAAAACATATCTTATTGGATATCAAGTAGAGGAAGCAGTATTACCACCTTGGAAGTGTATACATTTTAGAAATATAACAAACGATGCACCTTTTAAACCTTATGGAGTACCATTATATATTCATGCTATGGCTCCTTATAGACAATATGATGCTGCTATGTCTTTACAAATAACTGCTAGAGGATTAGCCTTTCCAAAACAAGTTTATAAAATAGATTTACCTAATATTATATCTTCTACAGAAAAATTTGCTAAAGCTACTGAATTTATGAATGAACTTATGAATAGTGGATTTGGCTCAAGTAAAAAAGAATTACCCGGACTTGGTGATGTGATTATTACTATTAAAGATTTGTACGAATATGAAGTACAAACTATGGATATAAATTTAGGTAGAACAGATGATTTAGAATTACTTTTAGATGAAATAATAGATGCGACCTTACTTCCAAGAAAACTTATAGATAGTAAAGATTCTGGATTTGGTGATAGTGCTACTTCATATGTAGAACAATTTAAACCTTTTGCAAGATTGATATATAGATTCCAATCAATTCTTATGTCTCAATTAACAGAACTTATAAAGATACATTTACTACATACAGGAGATTTTACATTAGATGAAATAGAATTTAATTTAAATATGCCATATCCAGAATCACAAACAAATGTAGATCTTATAAATTCTCAAAGTGCTTTACTTGATTTAGCTAATAATATAATAGGAGCTATAGAAGACAAAATTACAGGTGGAGAAAAATTACCCCCAGAATTAGTAAAAAGTATATATAATAGATTTTTACCTTATGATAGTACTACAGTTGATTTTTGGGTAGATGATGCACTTAAAGCAAAAGATGCTGAAGATACTACTCCTACTGCTGATAGTAGAGAATCTGATGTATATGCCGATGAAGATTTTAATTTTGAAGATCAAGAATCAGAAGAAGATATTATAGAAGAGGAACCAGTTGCAAATGATAATAATTTAAATATCAATGTTACATCTACACCACCATCAACTACCCCAATAACAGAAGCTGTAAGAATACAAAGAAAGTGGAAAATGGTTGAAAAAGAAGTGGGTAAAAAGAAATTAAAAGAAATGGTAGATGATATTATCTTTGAAGAACAAAATAAAGTTCTTCGAGAAGGTTCATTAAATAAAAGACATTATTACTCTAGTAAAAATAAAACAAATGATTTTGATATATTAAAATTTGAAAAACTATGTCAAAAGAAAACAAATAAATTGGTAGAAAAAGAAATGAAAGATGCTGATAGATCTAATATTTATGAAGAATATAGATTTCCAGTAGAAGAAAAAAAAGATGACTTTATTGAATAAAAAATTAAACTTTTTAATATTTTTAATTATATTATATATAGAGGATTAAGATGGAACAATTATATGAAGTAAATGGACAGCAAGTAACTAAAGAACAATTAGAAGAAATGAAAAAGGATTCTAATATAAGATTAGTTGAAACTGAACCCGGAAAATTTAAAATACTCGAAAAAATGTATGGATAAAGATTACAATAATATAATAAAAGAATTTCCTAATATATTTCAATTAGATAAATCAAAAAATCATTCTATAAATATCTATGGTATAGAATGTGATTCGGGATGGTATGATTTAATTTATAATTGTACTAAACAAATATCAGATTATTGTTATAAGAATACTATAGATAATATTTATGTTTTACAAATTAAAGAAAAATTAGGTGGTTTAAGATATTATCTTTCTTGTAGTAATGAACTGATAGAACAAATTATCTATAATACTGAAAATCTCTCCATAACAACATGTGAATTATGTGGGAATAAAGGAAAAATTTGTAAATTAAATGGATTTTTATTAAAGTGTCTTTGTAAAAAATGTAAAAACAATAGGAAGTATAGGGAGTAATGAATGGCTATTTTATCAGATGAGGAAAAATCAGCATTAAATAAAATTTGTTCAGTAAGTCTTAAAGATGCATCTACTATTAAGGATATATTTTTTTCTATATTATCATGTATTACACTTGATTCATATCAGAGTAATGAAAGTGAAATTATAATTCCTTATATAGCAAAACTAAAATTTAACTATGTAGAAACTTCTACGGAACAAGGATTTGAATCAAAAGTTCTTATAGAAGCAGAACCATTACCATCTCTGATTAAAGAGTTTGTCTCTATTAGAAATGGAGAAGAACCACCCTCAAAGAAATATTTTAGAAAACAAAATTCATTACAAATAGAAAAATTTTTAAAGATGGAAATGTAATTTTATGAATAGTTGGATATGCTGTTATCAAGGACAGAACAATAATATTTATTTTTTAACAGATAAATCTCCTGAAAGAGATTTTATGAAATATTATAAATTCATGGAATATATTAATGCTGAATTTCAAATAAAAGACTTTTTTGTATTCAAAGAAAATATAGATAAATTTAAAGTTGTACTATTATATTCAGATAATACATGGGAAGTTATACCAGATGAAATTCAAGATGCTTCTTTTGAAGAGCTATACGCAATAAATGGTGAAAATATAGAAGAAAAAAAATCAGCTTTTCAACAACAAGTTGACAATTCAAAAGTAAGACTTAATCAAATATTTGACTTTAGAAAAAAAGAAATTAAAGGACAATACAAAAAGTGAAAGAGAATTGGATTAAAATAACTGGTTTTACTCATACATCTTTTTCGTATAAAGATTCTCTTATGGCAGATCATAACTATTACAAAAAACTATATATTCCATTAGAATCAATTATATCTATAGAAGATTTAACACCTAAAATCTATAATGAGAGAGAGCTTTCTACAAGAGATAAATTTTTAATGAAAGAAGCTAAAACAGTTGTTCTAACAACGACTAAAACATATTATGTAATGGAAGATAAGGATAATATTATAAATCAAAATTTTTAGAAATACATAGGGGTAGTTCATGATTGATAAAATTGATGTATCAGAAAAAGATGAAAATGTTTTTCAGTTTAATGATTTTGAATTTGTATTACATGGAGATGAAGCTTATATTCTAAGTGAAGATGGTCATTTTGTAATAGAAGGACTTCAAAGTTTTAAACTTGTTGATGATACTCATTATCTTATAGTAGATGAAGATGATAAAATGCTTATATCAGAAGAAGATTTTGAAAAAATAAAACAAATATATTTAACTTTTTTATAATTTTTAATTATATTATAAATAAGAATATAAGGAGAAATAATTGTGAAGTGTAAAGATTGTAGATATAATTTGAGTTGTATGATACCATTAAATTGTGGGTGTTATGAGGAAAAAGAAATGACAGATGATGAATGGCAACAGAAAGTTAAAGATATTTATGAGGAGAAAGAAATGAATTTAGGTGAAAGTCAAATAAAAAATGAAGTTAAATGGAACAGTCTATCGGAAGAAAAAAATAAGTTTGTATTTGAAAATGAGGAACAGTTTTTTTTGACAGAAAAACAAGCAAATCTATTTTACAATTTATATATCGGATGGAAACCAACAAAAGAGGAATTTATTATTACTGCTAAACAAACAAATCTAATTAAAAAATCAGAATTACAAACTTCTGTAGATCATGTAGAAAATATGTATAAAAAATATATGGATAGTTGTGATAATGATAATGCAGCAATAATTATTGATGATCTATATGCAGTAATTCAATTATTAAAAAAAGATCATCCGGAGTTTAATAAATAATGGGAAAAATTGAAATATTTTTAGTTGGTTGTATGATAGGAACAATACTAATGGCAATAATATTAACTCTAATACAGAATGGAATAATATAATGAAATCACTTTTTATGAAAACTTTAGATGAAAGATTTTTACATGATAGATGGAATTCATTATCACATAGTTTTAAACCTCCTATAACAAAATTTATACAATTCGATCTTATTACTTATAAGGATCAATGGCAATTTGGTATTACTTTCAACATATCATGGAAAGATAAAATTTATATGTCTATTGAAGATGTAACTCATGGACATATATGGATTGATTTAGGTAAATGGTGTTTAGAAATATCTATAATGGATTATAAGGGGTGGATATAAATGAAAAAAATAATAATAGCAATCTGCTTAATATTAGCAATATCTTTAGGAATTAACATTTGGTTTTTTTCTGGTAAAGGTATTGAAATAAATAATTTTACTTATAATAGACAATATCAATATCAGCAGCAATTTCAAGGACAACTCTTAATAAATCAATGGACTGCTGAAGGTAATAAAATTGAATGGAAAATGATAGAAGTAGATTATGATAAAATAACAATAGAACTTGATAAACTTCATCCTATATCCTCTTTATATGCTAAAGTAACTAGAATGCCCTCTACGGGAGTTTGTTTAATTTACTACCCTGAGATTTTCACTAAAACTAAAGAAATTACTAAATAAAACATAAGGAGAAATTCAATATGGTACTTAGCTGGAAAAAAATTAGATTTAATCTTTTTAAATATAAATTTACAAAACCTGTAATAGAAATAAATCTTGATTGGTTAGGTGAACATTATTCTACTTTCATTTGTACTTTCTCTTCGATGACATTTGAAGAATATGTTAATATTTACAAAACTAAAGGTTATAAAATAATATGATTGCTAAAATATTTATCACGATAATTTTTTGTGTTCATATCTCTGATATTCCAAAAATGATTAGCCCTACTAATCAAGGTATAGTTTTTATTCTTTATGTTTTAGCTATAATTTTATTATGGGGTATTTAGAGTGAAAAAATTTTTAATCTTTTTTATTATTTTATTTTCAATAAATGGGTATTCCAAAATGAATGAAGATTTTGTTAGAGAAGGTTTTGTACAATTTAAAATTCATTCGAATCATTATTATCAATTTTCTTTATTTCTGAAAGCTAATACAAAATATTTTTTTAGATTAAATGGTGAAACTATTTTTAATTTCCAAATGATAGAGCCATCAGGAAATGAATGGGATCTTCATATAGCGAAATCTTCAAATATGAAAAATTATGATATGGTAGTTTGGGAAAACATTTTAGATAGGGGTGAATATGTTATTAGAATATATACCATTTCTGATAACATTATAACAATGCAATGGGGTGAGTACTAATGACATTAACTATATTATCTATAATAATGATAGGTCTAATAATAATATATTTAATAAATGATGTATGCTGTCAAGATTTAAATTATTATTTAAAACAGGAGAGAATTAAATTTTTAACTGGAACTACTAATGAGATGATGTATCAAATAAATTTCAGAAGAAGACACATAGATACATTAGCTAAGAAATATAATTGGGATGAAGAATTTTTAATGAAAAAATATTATGATAGTGGTTATGAATCATTGGTTACTTTTGAATTAAATGAATTGAGAGGAAATTGAATTGAGACAAAATATAAACGTATATGATGAGATGTTTACAAATGATAGTAGAAGATTTTATCCAGAAACTCATCCAGTAGTAGTACATGAACCACTTAAAACTAATTTTATAATACTTGAATCACCTGAAGATATAAGAAAAGGATTACTGAGTTTAGTTTCTTTCGAAAAGGAAGATTTAATTGCTCAATGTATAGGTATAGCATTACCATATCAAACATTACATACATTACAATTTTCAGAAACTATATTTTATCACGATCCATTTTTTGCAGGTTATCTCCTCCACTCATGCGATCCTAATAGCGAACTTAAAATGTTAGACTTTACTCTTCATGCTATTAAAGATATTAAGCCATTTGAACTCATAACTATAAATTATAATCATACAGAAAAATCTCTTTATCAGGGATTTAATTGTTTATGTGGTTCTCCTAATTGTCAAAAATGGATTTCTGGTTACGATAATAACAATAATTGAATTATCTACTAATTAAAAAAATAAATTATTAGGGGGTTGTATGAAGGTTATTATTTTAGCTGGGGGTAAAGGCTCCAGATTAGGTGAAGAAACAAATAAAATTCCAAAACCGCTAGTAACTATAGGTGATAAACCTATATTATGGCATTTAATAAAACAGTATGCTTATTATAATCATAATGAGTTTATTATTTGTTGTGGTTATAAGGGTTATCTGATTAAATCCTATTTTAAAGATTATTATTTACATAATACAAATATAACTATTGATCTTTTTAAAAATGAAACCATATATCATACACCTACTTCAGAGACATGGAAAATTTCCTGTGTAGATACAGGTGAAGAGAATCTTACCGGAAGTCGAATTAAACAAGTTAAAGATTATATTGAAGATGATGAAAATTTTATGATATCATATGGAGATAATGTATCTAATATAGATATAGATAAACTAATTGAATTTCATAAATCACATGGAAAAATAGCTACATTATCTGCTGTTAAAATTAAGGGTAAATTTGGTAGTATTGATATAGATGGTGATAAAGTTAAAAGTTTTGAAGAAAAGAAAGATACTTATATCAATGGTGGATATATGGTATTTAATAGAAAAATATTTGATTATTTAGATGATGATATGTTGGAAAAAAATACATTACCTTTATTAGCTAGTATAGAGGAACTTCTTTGTTATAAACATGATGATTTTTGGGCTTGTATGGATAATATAAAAGAAAGAGATGATTTAAATAAATTATGGATAGATAATAATGCTCCTTGGAAAATATGGTAAATTTTATGAATAAAAGTACTCATATAAAAAATGATATATTAAAAAAAGTTGAAGAGTATTATATAGAAACTCAAAAAGAAAAAGATGTATCTACAGTTATAAATTATTCAAAAAAAATCTTTGATCATAATGAATTACAAAATTCTATTGAAGCTGTTTTAGATATGCATTGGACTGCTGGAAGATGGGTTAAATCGTTTGAAAATAAATTAAAAACTTTTCTTAATGTAAAGTATACTTATATGGTTAATAGTGGTAGTTCGGCTAATTTAATAGCTTTTCATACTTTAACTTCTTTTTCTTTAGGAGAAAGACGTATAAAAAGAGGTGACGAAGTAATTACAGTTGCTTGTTGTTTTCCAACTACAGTATCACCTATAATTTTATATGGTGCTATACCTGTTTTTGTTGATGTAGATCTTAATGCTAATATAGATATAACACAACTTGAAAAAGCTTTATCTAATAAAACTAAAGCTGTAATGATAGCACATACATTAGGAAATCCTTTCAATATAGAAGTAGTTGAATCTTTTTGTAAAAAAAATAATTTATTTTTAATTTCAGATTGTTGTGATGCATTAGGATCTAAATATAAAAATAAATCTGTAGAAAGTTATGGTGATATTTCTACATCATCTTTTTATCCAGCTCATCATATAGGAGTTGGTCAAGGTGGGGCTGTTCATACAAATAATAAAGAACTATCTAAAATAATTCAATCAATGATAGAATGGGGACGATCTTGTAACTGTGATTCTGCACAAGATAATAAATGTGGAAATAGATTTAATAAACAATTAGGACAATTACCTTTTGGATATGATCATAAATATTGTTATGACTATTTCTCTTTTAATGTTGCTTCTACCGATTTACAAGCATCTATCGGAGTAGCTCAATTAGATAAACTCCCTTCTTTTATATTAAAAAGAAAAGAGAATTATAGATTATTATATAACGAACTATATAATTTTTCTGATCATTTGATTTTATCTGATGTAAGTGATTATGCTGATCCCTCTTGGTTTTCTTTTTTAATAATATTAAAAGATAATGTTAATAGACATGAATTTATAAATTATTTAGAACAAAAGAGTATTCAAACTAGACCTCTCTTTGCAGGTAACTTTTTAAAGCATCCTGCATTTGAATCATTACAACAGAATATTGACTATAGAGTTATAGGAGAATTAACTAATACAGACTTAATACTAAATAAAGGGTTTTTTATTGGATGTTATCCTGGAATAAGTATTTCTGATATATATTATATAGTTGATACATTTAAACAATATTTTAAAAAATTATAAAGGATAAATATGTTAAAAAATATTTTAGATAATAAAAAATGTTTCAAATTAGTTTGTGGTGCTGGTAATGAAGATGCTGATGAAGTAGAAAAACTTGTAGCTGTTTATGCAAAAGCAGGGGCAAATTATTTTGATCTATCAGCTAAACCTGAAATAGTTAATGCTGCATATAAAGGATTAAGAAGAGTAATACCTGAAAATAAATTACAAAATTATCATCTTAATGTAAGTGTTGGTATTAAAGGTGATCCTCATGTAAGTAAAGCATTTATTGATCAAACAAAATGTACTCTATGTGGTCAATGTAATAATACATGTAAAATACAAAGAGCTGTAATTACAGAAAATATTGGAATAAAGGGGAAAATAAAGCAATATATAGATAATAAGAAATGTATTGGATGTGGTCATTGTATAGAATATTGTAAAGCTAAAGCAATATCTATGAAATCAGAAGATAAAGATTTAAATGAAGTACTACCAGAGCTAATTCAAAAAGGATTATCATCTATAGAATTACATGCTGTAAGTGAAGATATAAATAAAATAGTAAAACAATGGGATATTATTCAAAAACATTTTAAAGGTATAATTAGTTTATGTATAGATCGTTCTTTAATGGGGGATAAATATTTAATTAAATTTATTAAAAGTTTAATTTCAACAAGAGATAACTTTACAACAATTATTCAAGCCGATGGTTGTCCTATGGGTGGAACAGATAATGAACCAAGTACAACTCTTCAAGCAATAGCAATAGCACAAATTATTCAAAAAGAAAATCTACCTGTTTATCTCTTATTATCGGGTGGAACAAATCTTCATACAACTAAACTTGCAAAAGATTTTGGAATATCGGCTAATGGGGTTGCTTTAGGTTCTTATGCTAGAATGATAATTAAAGATCTTATAAATCAACCTGATTTTTGGGAAAATAAAGTAGTATTTGAAAATGCTGTAAATAAAGCTATAGACTTAGTTCATTATTCATTAAAATATCTAGGTGATAAATAATGGTTAATCTATATACACAAAATTGGAAATTAGAAAATATAAGTTGTGTTTTATTTGATAAAGATGGAACTATTTTAGATAGTCATATTTATTGGGGTAGAATAATTGAACGTAGGAGTTTAGCTCTTATATCAGCTTATGAATTATCTTTCGATAGACATGATGAATTATGTAAAGTAATGGGATTAGATTTAAAATCAGGTAAATTATTAGAAAAAGGACCAATAGCTTTAGTAAGTAGAAATGATGTTATTAAAATTATGGTGGATTATTTTAAAAAACATAATTTAAAAATATCTGATGAATCTATTTCAGATATATTTGATAAAGAACACAAACTTTTTAATAAAGAATTAACTTCTTATATAAATCCATTACCTGGAGCATTAGATTTAATAAGACGATTAAAAAGAAAAAATATAAAAATTGCTATAGTAACTAGTGATACAGTTGATAATACTATTTCAATATTAAATCATTGGAAAGTAACTGGATTTTTTGATTTTATTGTAGGAAAAGAAACTCTTAGCGAATCTAAAGAAACAGGAATACCTGCTTTACATGCTCTTAAACATTTTAATATGAATCCTGAATTTGCTATAACTATTGGTGATGCTCCTATAGACATACTTATGGCAAATAATGCAAAAATGAAAGCTGGAATAGGTGTTACAACTGGACAAGTTCCTGCATATACTTTGTCTACTTATACTAATTATGTATGTGATACTTTATTAGATGTTCATATAGAGGTTTGATGAATATATTAGATTGTACTTTTAGAGATGGTGGTCATTTAAACAGATGGGATTTTGATAATCAATGTGTAATAGACTCCTATATAGCATCAGCAAAAAGTAACGTAGATTATTTTGAAATTGGTTATAGAACACCTTCAAGTATAAAAAATTTAGGTTCTTTTGCATATTGTGATGATAATTTTTTATTGGATTTAATTGAACCTATAAATAATTGTAAATTAACCCTAATGATAGATGCTGGAAAATCTAATGTAGAAATAAAAGATTGTATTATTGAGAATACTATAATAAAAGCTATTAGAGTTGCAGCTTATCCATATGAATTAAATAAAGCACTCTCTTTAGTTGAAGAAATTAAAAATAAAGGCTATGAAGTATTTCTAAATTTAATGGCATTTTCAGAATTTACCGAAGAAAATTTTAAAACACTAAGAGATTGGAAAAATAAAGAAATACTAAACGCTATTTATTTTGCAGATAGTTTTGGTTCATTCTTACCTAATAACACAATTAAATGCATCAAAAGTTTAAAAGAAATAAATTATAATAATATAGGATTTCATGCACATAATAACTTACAACTTGCATTTGCTAATACACTAGCTGCAATAGATCACGGTGTAAAATATGTAGATGCTTCTATATATGGTATGGGAAGAGGATCAGGGAATTTACAAATAGAAGTTCTTATTTCTTACTTAGAAAAAACAAGAAATATAAAATATAATCCTGTTCCATATTTAAATATAATAGATCAATTTTTTATTGAAATATTTGAAAAATATAGATGGGGATATAATTTACAATCTCTGATGGGAGGAATTAAAAATATTCATCCTTATTATATAAGTACATTATTTGAGAAAGATTTATCAGTTGAACATATCTGGAATTGCTTAGATGATATTAAAACAAATTGTCCCATATCATTTTCAGCAGAAAAATTAAATGAAATTTTAGAGCAGCGATGCTTATCTTTAGAAAAAGATGAAATTTTAGAATATATAGACAAGAAATTTTAAAAAATTATACACTTTTTAAGATTTTTTAATTATATTATAAATATAGAAAAGTTAAATAAGGAGAAAACTAATGACTAATTATATTTTATTCGTAATAACTTTAATATTATTTTTTATACTCATGGAATTAAAATGTATAAGAGAAGAAATAAAAGAGAATAAGGAAATTAACTAAGGAGAAACAGTAATGGCTATAGTATTAACTAAGAAAGATTTTGATAATAATGGGAATTTTATAAATAGAACTTATTATAATGAAATGAATAGGAGATATGAGTTTGATTCCAGTATACAATTAAAAGTAATAACTCCTGTTTATTTTGATAAATCTATTTATTCAGAAGGTGATATTTCTTCAGAAGGTGATATTTCTTCAGAAGGTTATATTTTTTCAAAAGGTGATATTTATTCAGAAGGTGATATTTATTTAGAAGGTTATATTTTATTTAAAAATAAACCTTTGATTATTATAAATAAGATTGGTAGTAGCAAAAATGATACTATTTTTTATTTTACAAAGGATAAAGGAATTGTAGTTAAATGTGGGTGTTATTATGATTCTATTTTAAATTTTAAAAAAAGAGTAGTTGAAGTACATAAAGATAATATATATGCTAAAGAATATTTAACAACATGTGATTATATAGAGAATATGTATAATTTATATAAAGAACTTGAGGAGAAAAATAGATGAATTGTAAATTTTGTAATCAATCTATGTTATATGTAGGAGATAATGTGGGTTATGAAGTATATTGGTGTCCTAATTGTGGTTCTAACTTTGAACAGGAATCAGGGAAGGAAGACACATGGAGAGAATCTAAAATGTATAGAGAACACATGAATATTAAACAAAAATTACAAGCAGGTCAAACAGTATATGGAACTTGGTGTTTGATACCTTCTCCAGAAGTTATAAATATAATAGCTAAGTCAGGACTTGATTTTGTATTCATTGACATGGAGCATGGAGCTACTGATTTTGTAAATGTTGGTAGAATGATTACTTCGGCACAAGTAGAAGGTTGTAGTGCTATAGTAAGAGTCCCTAAATTACAAGAAGATTATATATTAAGGGTATTAGATTTAGCTCCTGATGGTATAGTAGTTCCTCATATAGAAACAAAATATGATGCAGTACATTTTGTACATTATTCTAAATTTGCTCCTATAGGTTATAGAGGTTATTCCCCTTATACAAAATCAGGTGGTTATAATTATAATTGTAATTATACTAAAAATGAAAATAATAGATTATTAAATATTGCTATAGTTGAGGGAAGTGATGGTATTGCTAATTTAGAAGATATAGTTAAAATTAAAGATATAGATGTTATATATTTAGGTACATATGATATATCAGTTATGTTAGGAATTCCTGGACAAGTAAATGATAAAAGAGTTTATAAAGTATTAGAAGACTGCACTAAATTTGTTAAAAACAGTGATAAAATTGTAGGTTGTATGTTTCATAATAAAGAAGAGCATGATTATTTTGTATCTCTTGGAATTCAAATGCTTGCTTATAGCGTAGATACTAATATTATCTATAAAGGATATAGTGAATTAAAAAATATGAAAAATATAAAACAGGATATTTTATCATGATAAGACTTTCAGATTATGTAATACAACGTATAGTAGATGAACAAGTAAAAGATATATTTTTAGTTTCTGGTGGGGGCGGAATGTTTTTGCTTGATTCACTTGGAAAAAATAAGAATTTAAATTATATTTGTAATCATATGGAGCAGGCTAGTGTTATGTCTGCTGAAGCTTATTCAAGAGTAACGGGTAATTTAGGTATTGCATTAGTAACTACTGGACCAGCGGGAACAAATGCTATTACTGGTGTTGCTTGTGCTTGGAATGATTCTATTCCCTTACTTATTATATCAGGACAAGCTAATTCTAAATCTCTAATAGGAGATACAGGACTACGACAAAGAGGGGTACATGAAGCAGATATAGTTAAAATGGTTACACCTATAACTAAATTTGCTCATACTATTACAGATGAAAGAGATATTAAATATTATATGGATAAAGCAATCTTCTTAGCTAGATCGGGTAGACCTGGACCAGTATGGGTAGATATTCCTATTGATATACAATCTAAAATGATTGATCCAGAAGATCAAATTGGATTTGATCCTTGTACTTATGATCCTAAAACTTATATAGATATAGATGATTTACATAAAGTTATAGAAATGATGCATGAAGCAAAACGTCCTATAATTTTAGCGGGGAATGGTATTAGATTAGGTAAAGCAATGGAAGAATTTTTTGATTTTCTTAATATAGTTAAAATACCAGTAGTAACTACTAAAAATGGTTTTGATCTTATATATGATTCTCATTCTTTATTAGCGGGAAGAGTTGGAACATATGGACAAAGAGCGGGAAATTTTGCTATGCAGAATTCTGATTTAGTTATTATTCTAGGTTCAAGATTATCTCAACCAACCACCGGATATGAATTTAATTTATTTGCAAGAGAAGCTAAGAAAATAATAGTAGATATAGATGCTATTCAACTTCATTACTCTAATATTGAAATAGATTTAAAAATAAATACTGATATAAAACAATTTTTAAATAAAATAATTATATTATTAAAACAAGAACAGATAAGAGATCATACAGAATGGAATAATAGATGTCAACAGTACAGAAAAGACTTCCCAGTAGTTACTTGGGAAATGAAAGATAGAACAGATTATATTGATCCTTATTACTTCTATGAAATTCTATCAGAGTTAGCAGATAATGATGATATACTTGTTACTGATCAAGGGATTGCTTTTTATGCTTTTACTACTTCTTATAAATTAAAACCTGGACAAAAAGCTTTTACGAATGGTGGATTTTCTCCTATGGGTTATGGACTTCCAGCAGCAATAGGAGCTTGTATGGCTAATAATAAAAAGAGAATACTTAGTGTCCATGGTGATGGTGGTATTGAAATGAATATTCAAGAACTACAAACTATTGTTCATAATAAACTACCTATAAAAATATTTGTATTTAATAATCAAGGATATACAAGTATCAAACATACTCAAACCGCTTATTTTGATGGACACTTTGTTGGTAGTGAAGCTGGTAGCGGTGTTACTTGTCCAGATTTTAAAAAGGTAGCTAGAGCCTATGGAATTAAAGCTAATCAAATACTCAGTAACTCTGATTTAAAGAGCGGAATTAAAATGGCTTTGCATTATAATGAACCTCTTTTAATAGAAGTGATGATTGATCCTTTTCAACCATTTCATCCTAGAGTAACAACAGAAAAGAAAGAAGACGGTACTTTAGTTTCTAAGCCTCTTGAAGATATGTACCCTTTTCTTAATAGAGAATTATTCAAAAAACAAATGATTGTGGAGACTGTGAATGAATGATTTATTTGATTGGCTTTTAGAATTTACTGTAAAATGTATAATAGGTCTTCTTTGTATAGGAACACTTGTTGTAATAATAACAATAATAATTATGATAATTGAGGCTTTCTTTAAATGAATAAAATTATACAAGAAGATTTAGAATATATAACATCATCTACAATAGTAGATTGGAAACAATTTAAAAATTCAACTGTTCTTATAACAGGTGCAAGTGGAATGCTTGCTTCATATATGGTGAGAACATTATTATACTTGAATGAAAATATTTTAAAAGATAATCAATGTAAAGTAATAGCTTTAGTAAGAAATGAAAATAAAGCTAGAGAGAATTTTAAAGATTATGAAAATGATAATAATTTAAGTTTTATTATACAAGATGTTTGTAAATCTATATATGTAGATAAGCAAAAAATAAATTATGTTATACATGCATCTAGTATAGCATCACCAAAATATTATAATGAATTTCCTGTAGATGTTATATTACCTAATACACTAGGAACATTGAATACATTAAATCTATCTATAAAACATAAAGTAGAAAGTTATTTATTTTTTAGTGCTGGAGAAATCTATAATGAAAACAATCCTTTAGATATTCGATCTTGTTATGGAGAAAGTAAAAGATTAGGAGAAAATCTTTGTGTATGTTCTCATCATCAGTATAATGTTCCTATAAAGATTGTTAGACCTTTTCATACATATGGTCCAGGAATGGATTTAGAAGGAGGAAGAGTTTTTGAAGATTTTGTAAATAATATAGTTCATAATAAAAATATTGAACTTAAAAGTGATGGTAGTGCTAGAAGACAGTTTTGTTATATAGCAGATGCCACCATAGCTTTTTTTAAAGTATTATTAGATGGAAAAAATGGACAAGCATATGATATTGCTAATATAGATCAAACAGTTTCTATAAAAGACTTAGCAAGAATGTTATTATATACTTTTCCTGAAAAGCATTTACAATTCTCTTATATAAAACATGATAAAGATTATTTACCCAGTTCCACTAAAGAGTATATACCTAATATTACTAATATAAATAATTTAGGATGGAATCCGGTATTTACAATAAGAGAAGGATTCAAAAGAACAATAAAAAGTTTTTATAAAGGAGAGTGCTGATGGATAAAATATATTGTTTTAATTGTAAATACCTTAAATCAGAAAATAGATATAAAGCCTCAGCTTTACATAATTGTGAATATCCAGATAATTTAATCAAAGTGGCTTCATGGCTCTCTGAACAAATAGTTTATCAAGTATCACCAAAGAAACTAAATAAAGATAATGATTGTAAGTGGTTTAAGAAGTTGATAGAAGGCAAACCACCTAAAAAACCTTAATGGAGGAACAATGGAAGGGAAGATAAACCCAAAAATCACATTTCTAAATAATGACATGTGGTGGAGTACTGAAGATATAGAAGGATATGACTATCTTCAAAAACATAATAACGATACAGTAGAAAAATTATTACCTCTTCTTAAAGAGAAAAGAGTTGCTGTACAAGCTGGTGGTAATTGTGGTTTTGTTATAAGACAACTTAAACAAATTTTTGAAACTATTTATACTTTTGAACCAACCCCTTCATGCTTCTTAGCACTATGTATGAATATTCCAGATGAAAATGTTTTTAAAATTCAAGGATGTCTTGGTAGTGAAAACAAACTAGTTGGTATGGCTCAACCGAGAGCTTTAGTAAGTGCTAATTATGTTTCAGGTGAAGGAATAATTCCTACATTTAGAATTGATGATTTAAATTTAAATGAATGTTCACTCATCCAACTTGACATTGAGGGGTTTGAATATGACGCTTTAATGGGAGCAGTAGAAACAATTACTAAATTTCATCCACTACTTTGTATTGAAAGAAGATGGGGGGATGAAAGAGGATTTCCAGAAGAAGAGCTAGATAGACAACTAAAAGATTGGGGTTATATAGAAGTAGATAGAATGTATCCTGATGTTTATTATAAATGGGTTAAATAATGAGAAAAAAATATACAGAATGCTACGGTGTAATTTATTGCACCACTAATTTAATAAATGGTAAAATTTATATTGGTAAATCTGTGTATGATGATCCTAAGTATATAGGATCAGGAAATTTGATTAAAAGTGCTATAAAGAAATATGGTAAAGAGAATTTTAAAAAAGATATTCTCTGTACATGTTTCTCAGAGGAAGAATTAAATACTTCTGAGAAACATTTTATTAAAGTAATGAATTCTCAAATTATAGGTTATAATATTTTAGAAGGTGGGACAGGTATCGTAAAAGGGTATAAGTTTTCAGAAGAACGTAATTTAAAAATGGGAAGGAGTTTAAAAGGACGTGTTTTTTCAGATGAAACACGAAAACTTCAAAGTAAAATAAGAATAGAAAATGAGTTAGCTAAGGGAGAAAATAATGGGATGTATGGTAAGCACCATACTGAAGAATCAAAATCAAAAACAAGACAAACAATAGAGGAAAATGGGGGGCGTAAAGGTAAAAAGAATTCTAATTATAATAGCGATTTTGATCAATATATAAATGCAATGGCGTTTTTAAAGTATACTGGGGTTGCTATTATTGATATAGCTAAACAATTTAATTGTTCTGTTGATATAGTTAGAAAAAGAATGAATATACAGGAGAGTTGTTGGTGGTAAATAAAAAATCTTACTTAATTTGTGCACCACACTATGATAGAAGATCGAGTGGCATCAAAGCATTATATTTACTTTGTGGGGAGTTAAATGATCTTGGATATACTGCATACATTACAGGAGATTCTAGAGATTGTGGATATAATACAAAAAGTATATTTTCTTTAAATAAAGACCAATTAAAAGACATTCAATTAAATGGAGTAGTTATTTACCCTGATAATATTATTAATGGCAATCCTTTACGTTTTACAAATGTAGTAAGATGGTTTTTAGGTATTACTTGTATTACTCCTAAACACGAGCTAGTTTTTTCTATGTCCCCTTCCCATAACTTTTTCGTTAGGGCTCCTTACAATTTAATGATTCTAAGAGTTGAATCTTATTTTAAATTACCAGAAGTAGAGAATAGAACAAAGAAATGTTTTAGAGTTGGTAAAGGTAGTGCTATTCCTAGATTATCCGTTACAGATGGATGTATAGAAATAACAGCAGACTATCCATCTAACAGAAGAGAACTTGCTAAATTGTTACAAGAATGTGAAGTGATGTATACTTATGATAATTTTACATTTCTTATTACTGAAGCACTTCTTTGTGGGTGTCCTGTAGTAATACTTGGACATCCTATAACAGCAAAAGAAAATCTTAAAAATAATATATTATTTAAATATGGAGCAGGATTTATTGATGATCCAGATTTAGATATTAAAAAACTTAAAGAAGAAATTCCATTACAAATAGAATTATGGAATCAACTTATGAATAATTCAAAAAAAGAATTATTAGAATTTATAACATTAACTCAAAATATGAATAATGAGTATGTAGAAGATTTAGGATCACCAGAACCACATCCTTGGATTGCATTAGGATTTTGGTCTGATTTTTTTAGCTTATTCAAGGAGAGATAATGGCACTGCATATAATTACACCGTTTAGTCGTCTAGAGAATTTACAATTCTATATAGATAATTTGAAAGATAAAAATATTATATGGCATCCTATCTTTCAAGGGGGGGTTCCCAAAGAATTAGAGGTCTTTGATTGGATAAGAGCTTTGAATGTTTTTGAGATTCCGGAAGGAATATACCCTAATATTTATAAATGCAATACATTTATATATCATACTTACCTTATAGAAGATAATGATCGTTATTTATTTATGAATGATGACGATTGGTTTGAAGATAATGTATTTGAACAATTCAAAGAAGAGAATGATCCTGAAGATGATGTATGTTTTATATCTATGAAAAGAGGTTATGGAAATTTAGGGACTTGGAATGGTTCACATGGAACTTTCACTCTTATGGTTGACCTTAATAGAGTAATAGTAGGTAATATTGGTTTTGAACAAATGTGTGTTAAAGGTAGAGTGCTTAAACAAATGGAGTTTGAAAATAATGGTTGCTTTGATGGGCTTATGGCTATGAAGTTACATGAACAATATAAAGTTAAACCATTATATGAAGTATATGCTTTATTTAACTGGTTAGAAAAAGGAAGATGGGATAAAAAGGAATAAAAAATGGAATGGATAAGTGTTAAAGATACATTACCTGAAAGACAAAAAGATGTTTTATGTTATACATTAAAAGGTAATTTTACTATAGGATATTATGATTGTTTTGATGATGGTAGTATATTATGGTTTCCTAATTCTTATGAAGCGGATTTTTTTGCAAAAAACGAAGTTACTCATTGGATGTTTCTTCAATCTCCAAAGGAAGGTATATAGATATGCAAGAACAAATAATATTATGCATACCAACATTAACTCAGTATGCATTAGCCATTAAAGAAATACTAAGTGCTGAAGCTGGCGCACTAAAACCTGATAAATATATTATTATAGATAATGGGGGTACTTTTGAAGATACTTTAGAACGAGCTAATCTTGATATCACTGTAATAGATAAGCTTAATATAATAAATCCTGAAAAGAATTTAGGGTGTGCAGCTTCTTGGAATATCTTTTTAAAAGAATATCCTAATGATATATGTATTATAGCTAATGATGATATAACTTTTGAATTTAATGCTATAGAAGGTTTAATAGATTGTTATAATCAATCTAAAAATGATCCAACTATTGGTATGGTTACTTTATATGGAATAAATGCACATTCACACTATTGTTGTTTTATTGTAACTCCTAATGCTATAGAAAAAATAGGATATTTTGATGAAACATTTTACCCAGCATATTATGAAGATTGTGATTATGATTATAGATTGCGATTAGTTGGATTAACTACAATTTTTTCAGAAAAGGGAAGATATGATCATGTTGGTAGTGCTACACATAAAGCTCTTACCCCTGAACAATTAGAACAACATCATATTACGTTTGTAAAAAATAGAGATTATTATGAAGCTAAATGGGGAGGAGAATTATACAAAGAAACTTTTCTTACTCCATTTAATAAATAATAAAAAAGTTGTTTACTTTTTATAATAGTTCTGATAGAGTAGTTACAACCTAATACTAATATAAAAAATTGGTATTAGGTGAGAATTATGAGTAGACTTATAAAGCAAGCATTAGATGATTATTTTCAAAAAGATGATGTACTAACTGAGCAAATATTTAATCAATTAACACTATATATTTATTCTTTAAATTCAGATCAACATGATTTATATTTACTCGCTAAATTATTAGATACAGAAAATCTACAAAAACTAATAGGATATTATGATGGAGATATTTTAAAACTTCCTACTAGAGAAGAATATAAAACAAGTATATTAACAGCTTTATGTTTCTGGTTAAAAACTTTTAAAGGATATAGTTGGTCAGAAATAAAAGAGTATTTAAATATTCCTGAAAATAATAAAGATATTTTATCTTCTATATCGATAGGAGGAAAAATAAATAGAGTAAAAGAATCTCTAGGAAAAGATCTTCTTGAAGCTTTAGAACAAACAGATGAAAAACAATTTGTAGAATTTTATAGAAGAAGTCAGGGAGTAAATCATGAGTAAAGATATAATAGAAAAAGTTGATGAAGTATTTGAACTAACTGAATCTCAAAAAGATAGGGATAGTGTAGCTAAATTATCAGTAGAAAATTTATATGGATTTTTAAATGGTTATATGAGAAATATATCATCTAAAAATGCACTTAAAAATAAAATAGAAAGTTTATTATTAACTCGAATAGAAGAGGAAGAAGAAGACTTACCTTATGGAGTTTTAATTAAATTACTAGAAGTATTAGGGAAAAATGAAGTTGAAGCAGCTACACCAATTCTTAAAATAATAGAAGCAGCAGTAAAACAACCTGAATCATCATTTAATCCTAATGCTGGAACTAAAGAAGATGAAAAGGATGAAAGTTCAAAAGTTACTCAGGATGATTATAAGAATGTTAAAAAATTTCTTAAAGTCATTGAAGATCTTGAAAAAACAGAATTCCCTAAATAAAGGAGAAATATATTGTTATACTCAAATATTGTAATTGATACAAATAATTTATTTTGGCGTACTGTAATTACTACTATTAAACAAACTATTAAAGAAGACGATGAAAGAGAGTTTTATTCAGCATCTATTCAAGATTCATTAGTTCGTATACAAGAATTCATGAAACAATATGGAACTAAAGATTGTAAAGTTTATTTATTATGTGATAATCCATTCTCTAAAATAAATCAAAGAGAAGAAATATATTCATCATATAAACATGCTAGAAAAAATAAAAATATTCCACCCGTATTTTATAAATCATTAGACAAACTTATTGAAATATTAAAAATATACAATAATAATTTTTATATAGTAAAAGCTGATGGATATGAAGCAGATGATTTAGTTCCTATAGTATTAGATCATATAGAAAAAAATAATGCTGGACAGACTCTACTTATAAGTGCTGATATGGATTGGGCTAGAGATATAAATAATAATATAAATAATAATATAAACATGAATGTACATTGGTTTAACTATACTCAAATACTTGATATAGATAAATTTAATACTGAGTATGGATTTAATCCTAATAATAATGGGGTTAAAATGTATAAATGTATTCATGGAGATAAAAGTGATTGTATAGAAAATGCTGTTCCATATCTCCCCAAAGAAATACTTCTATATATAGTAAATAAATATAGTTCTTTATTAGATTTATTTTCTAATTTATGGTCAGATAATAGTATACCTAAACAGTGGAAACTAAAAATAAAAGATTGTGAAGTACAACTTAAAATAAATTATCAATTAGTTGATTATTCTATTATTGATTTATCCTTTACTGATATAGCTTATAAATGTATAGAGGACATAGAAAAATTACGCTCATGGTTTATACTTTTAGATATACAATTTTTCAATTTCATGATGGACCCTAAACGTGATGTTTCAAACTTTTTAGGGAAGAAAAAATTTAGAAGATATGGAAGTTTTTAATTATACTTTTTATAAATTTTTAATTATATTATATATATATATATAAATTAAATAAGGAGAATTCATGGCAGGTACATTTGAAAAATTTATACCATCCGTAGAAAAAGATGAAAAATATTTTCTTGCACATATATTAAAAAATCCTCAAGAATTAAACTTACTTCCAGAAAAACATTTTAAAACAACTCAGGGTAGACACTTCTATAAAACTATACATACACTTCATAATGAGAATATAACTCAATATGATAATATTCTTATAAAAAGAAGTAATATACATTTAGAACAAGATTATATTGATTCTATATTTAGGATTAGACTAAAAGATAAAGAATATCTTAATCATTGTATAAAAAACATAAAAGATTATGAAGTTAAATTATCTATAGGAGATACTACAGAAAAATTTCTTACACAAGTTACACAGAGTGGGGATTTAAATTATGATACTATTAGACAACTTGCTAATGATATATTATATAATTCTATTAAACTTGATCAAGATTCAACTCTAAGAACTTATACTGATTTATCAAATACATATAGAGAAACTTTACAAAGAAGACTAGCTGGAGAGGGTAAAAAAAGTTTAGGATTTAAAAGTCTTGATAGAATAATTCCTAGACCAGCAGCAGCAGGGGAAATGACAACTTGCTTCGGAATGAAAGGATCAGGCAAATCGTTAAAGGTAAAATCAATTGAGAATATGTTAATAAATTCATATGTTCCAGTTGTATCTATAAATTTAGAGATGACTGAAGAATCTAATATGGATAGAAAAATATCAGTAGCTACAAATTATTCTCTTGATCAATTATTAGATATGGAATTTTTAAAATCAGAAGAAAATATAAAATTTATAGAAGACTCTCTTGTAAGATTAGAAGAAAAGAAAAACTATATATATTATGCAGAACCAGAAATGTCATTAGATCAACTTGATTCATATTTATATAAATGTAAAGAGCATTTTAGAGATAATAAAGTTTTACCAAAAGATGAATATATGTTTATTACTATAGATCTTACAGAACAAATAGAAGAATTATCAGGTAAAGCGGGAACTGAGTTAAAACCTGGAGTAAATAGACTATTACAATTATCTAAAAAACACAAGTGTCATATTATGAATGTACTTCAATCTAATGAAAATTTATTTAGAGGGGGGAAAATGTTTTCTTCTCCAGAAGCATGTGATTCATTTACTCTTTCAACTTCGATGGTAGAAGGCGGTAGTGTTTATGCTGCAAGATCTAGGGTTGTATTAGCGGTTAATAGACCTTTACTTTTAAAACGTCAATATTTTCCTAGTAGAAATGAAGAATGGGATTTGGAAGACGATATTATGTTTATAAATATCGTTAAAATGAACGATGGTAAATTAGGTAGAGCACCATTTGTTTTTTCAGATGATAGTTTTAGACTTGTTCCTTATGATCCAGGAAAAACTACTAACTAAAAAGGGGATTTAAAATGAAAGCGATTATGTGTAAAAAGAGACAGATTATGATAGATAAAGAATTAGAAAAATGTAATGAATGTATTAAGAAGAGTTTATCTGGATTTGTAGATAAAGAAACTTGTGAAGGTTTTAATTTAAATTATGTAGAGGTTAAAGATGATTTATTGTCATTTTAAATGTAACAAATGTGAAGAAGTTATAGAAGTATTTAAAGAAACTGTAATGGAAGATTTCCCTAATTCTGTTAAGTGTACTAAGTGTAAAAGTAAAGATACTTATAGAATGTGGAATGATATGCCACTTACTGAAGTTTGTCAAGGTTCATTAGGAAATTCAAAAAATAATTATGAAGCTGGAATGGTATATCATCCTTCAGGACTTACTGGTCATACGAAAAGAACAGTTGTTAAAAAAATTAAATAGGGAGAATTATTATGATAAGAATTAAGAAAGAGATTAATGATGTAATAGCAGTAAAAAATCTTGTTGGAATTAAAGCAAATGATATTCTTAAAAGAAAAATAGATAATTGTTATTATGAAGTAGAGAGTATTCACTCTATTACAAACAGTACAGAAACTGCTTATTATAATTTCTATGGATTTACTATAAAAGGAAAAGAGAATTTAAAATTTCATTTTGAAAATGTTAATAATAATTTTGAGGTATATACTAAAAAATGAGAATTCTTTATATAAGTTTATTTCCTGAGAATAATAATTGTCATGAAATTCAAAATTTAAAATATTTTATAGATTCATCAATAGATTATGGAATAGATAATATATTTTGTTATAGATTGTTTTCTGCTCATAATTCAATGGTTGAACAATTGAGAAAAGTATTTAATTGTAATGAAAATAATTTAGAGAATTTATTTGATTTTAATAATATCATACAAATAAAAAAATTAGATACAAATTTTTCTAATAATATAGACGAGTTAAGAGCACATGAAATTTCATTTTGTAAACAGAAAATTCATACTTTTATAACTCTTGAAAATGTTTATAATAACTTTGATTATATCTTTTATAATGATGCTGATATAAGAATAGATGCTAACGATATAGTAGAACTTTGTAAAGTATTAGAATCTAAAAATAAAGATGAACAACACTATTTTGTAAATATCCCCTATGTTCTTAAAATAACTAAACAGGTAGTAGAAGATAGTTTAGGTTCTTATATATTACCTAAAAGTATTGTAAAACAATCAGAATATATCTTAGATAAAATATATGAAACATATCAAAAAGATGATTTAATATATAGAAAAGGTGCTCCTGATTGGATTATAAGAAAGCAACTACTTCTGCACGAGTATAATGAAATTAGGGGTGATAGTTGTCATACTCAACATTATTTAAGTAATGAAAATTACTATGAATATGATAGTAGAAGAATAAGCTTCTTTTAGAAAAAAATAATTAAATACCTTTTATACTAATATATAAAATATGATATAGGGTTTAAAACACTCTTAATTATAATTTAATATTTTATCATATAAGAGGTATTTAAATGTCAGGAACATGGAGAAGACCAAGAATTATCACAGACACTGTAACAGCAGCCGAAGCTAGTGCAGGTAAGAAAATTATATTTATCGGTACAGGAGTTCCTACTGTTGCAACAGATCCAGTTGCATATGTAATAACAATAAAAAGAGCTAATATAGATTTTACAAACAAATCATATCATGAACATAGTACTGTTTCTGGTGCGATAGTTGTTAAAACTAATTCAACAGATTATATTCTTACTGAAAATGATGTTATTAGTTTAATGTGTACATACGTTTAATAGGAACTTAAAATATCTCTCTTGAAATATAGAGAGATAGTTTTTCAAAATTATTACAAGGAGAAGTTTTTTGAAAAGTTTAATAGCTGATAAAAAAGAAAATTTAAAAGTAATATTATGTGGAGATTCATTTAAAAAAATATCAGGACTTTCTTATGTAACTTTAAATTTTGCAAAATATTTTTCTCAAAAAGGTTATAAAGTATATTATTTAATTCTGACTGGAGAAAATTGTGAAACAGTGGATTTATGTGATAAAGGTCATTTCTTCTATGAAAATCTTTTTGATATGACTATTATAAATTGTCAAAATAAAAAAGATGGTTCTTCAGTTTTATTTGATAATACTATAAAAGAAATAAAACCCAATCTAGTTTTTTCTTGTCATGATTTATGGCAGTTTGAAAATATTGCTAATTCTGCTTATAGATATACTTATAAATGGATTTCATATTGTCCAATAGAAAGTCATTCTTATTCTGAATATATTATAAACCCTACTCAAAGAAATAAAGTTTTAAGAAAATCATTATCAGATATATGTAATTGTATGGATTATGCTATAGGATATAATACTGTAGGTAATGATCAACTTAAAAAATTAAAAGCAGAAACTCTTCCCCCATTACCTAATGGATTAGATTATTATTATTTTACTGCTGGAGATGTAAGTAGACAAAAATCATTTAAAGGATTGGTAAAAGATGATGACTTTTTATTTATTACAGTTGGACATAATTTTCAACGAAAAGGATTAGATTATGTAATAGATGCATTTTATAAATTTTTACAATACTTTCCTATAGAAGCTAGATCAAAATATAAATTATATATACACGGTATGCTAGACACTATTGATGCTGGAACAGATATTAAAACAATGTTATATGATTTAGGTATTATGAATAATGTTATTATGGCTCAAGCAGGGCAACAATTACCTAAAAGAGATCTTTATAAAAGATACCTATGTGGAAATTGTTATATAGGGTTACCACTTGCTGAAGGTTATGGTTATGGTTTTATGGAAGCACAAATAAATGGTCTACCTATTATATATCATAATGTAGGTGGTATATCAGAATATTTAAGTGATAATAGACAAGTTAATAGTGTTGGTGATATGAGACCTAATAACTATTATTGTATATGGAAAATTCCTGATGTAGATGATGCTGTTGATCAAATGTTATTAGTAGTAAGTAATAAACATAATATTGATATAAATTTAAATCGAAATAGTTGTAGAAATAATTATACTTGGACTAAAGTATTTGAACAATTAGATAATCAAATAGATTTTAATGCATGTGAAGAGGATAATCTTTTTAATAAACTAGGAATTAAAAGAGTATACTGATGAATTCAAAATCTATAGGAAATAATTACGAACGTGAATTTATTAAAAAATTTTCTAAATGGGTAGTGGGTAATGATGATATACTTATAGCATGGAGAAATGTTCATAGTGGTTCTATATCTACCAATAGAATGAAATTAGGAAAAGATGGAAGTAATATGTCCGGGGATTTTCAATGTATATCACCTGAGTATCAATATATATTTGACAGACTTCATATTGATAGTAAATGTTATAAAGAAATCAATTTATTTTTTATAAATAGTAAGAATAAAAAATCTAATTCCATTCTTCAGCAATGGATTAAAACTTGTGATGAAGCATATGCAGTTAATAAACTTCCCGTAATGCCAGTAAAAATAAGGGATAGATCTACACCTGAATTTATACTATTCCCTATATATGGAATAGATGAAATTAAATCCTTAAGTTCTATTAAATATCATCTAAATAATACAAAATTACAATATGATTTTATTTTATATATGCAAGATGATTTATTTAATAACTTACCTTTTGAATCTTTTTCTAAACTTTTATAAAAAATAATTACACTTATAATATTTTTTAATTATATTATAAATATAGAAGAATTATAAAACAAAATAAGGAGTAATTTATGCGAATAAGTACAAAAGTGTTTATTATGGGATTATTAGTAGGAATTTTTTTCGTGGGGTGTGAAAAATCTGAAGAAGACAAAAGAATTGAAAGTGAAATTTTTGGAGAACGACAAGAATTATTTTTCAAATGCTTGGCGAATATTCCAAAAGGTCCAGAAAGAACTGTAACTAATGATTGGGCTGAGGTTGTTCACGAATGTGAAATTAGCGCCTATAACCTTTCAAAGAAACGCTATTAAAAAAGTATTAAAAAAAATCTATACAGTTTTTATACTGTATGGATTTTATAATATAATTAAAAAATTATAATTTTTTAATTATATTATAAATAAGAAATTAAGGAGAAATTATGTTAGATGAAAGATTTGATAAAATTATAATTCTTATAGAAGAAATACAAAAAGATGTTGATATTCCTCAACACCTAAGAAACAACTTGAATTATACAAAAAGAGATCTAATGCAGGTCTATTCTAATTATAGAATTCATAAGGAGAAGATTCATAATGTTATATAATTTATACAGACCTAAAACTATAAATGAAGTTGTAGGACATGATAATACAGTTAAAGCATTAAAGAAAAGATTTAAGGATAATGATATTCCTCATAGAATACTTCTTACAGGAATTACTGGAATAGGTAAAACAACCTTGATGAGAATTATCAGTAAAAATATCTTATGTAATAATAGAGACAAAGAAAATTATAGTTGTAATACTTGTGATATATGTAAAGCTATAGATAATGAACAACAAAATGGATTCTACCATGAGTTGAACGCTTCCAATTTAGGTATAAATGAGGTACGGGATTTAGTTCAAGATGCTGAAATAAAATCTTTTTCACAAGCTAAAGCAAAAATATTTTGTATAGATGAAATACAGACAATGTCTAAAACTCCAGCAGCATTAGCTAATTTATTAAAGCCTTTAGAAAAGGATTATAAAAATGTATATTTTATACTTGGTTCCATGGGGGATGTAAAAGAAATACCTAAAGCTATTCTTAATCGTTGTACTACATATAATCTTAAACCTATATCTATGGAAGATATAGCAAAACAACTGTATGGTATATGTAAAGCAGAAGGAATAGAAATAGATAGTGAAGAAAAAGCAAATGTAATTATAACTGTAGCTGATAATAGCTATGGTAGTTTAAGAACCGCTGTAAGTTATCTGGATAGAGTTATAGATAGTGAATTATGGACAGTAACTGAAGTAGTAAAAGAACTTGAAATAATATCTGTAAATGATATGGTAAAAAGTATCAATAATATTTTTAAAGGTGATCCAAAAGCTTTTGAAATAACTTATACAAAAGAACTTGTAGACAAATTAAGAAATACTATAAGCACAATGTATAAAATTAAATCTGGAGTAGAAGTTCCTTCATGGCAAACTAAGCAATTAAATGGAATAGATAAAACTATTCAACTATCTCAAATAGAATTCGCATTAGATCAATTATTTGAACTTAACAAGTTTTCTTATTTAACACAGGAACTTATTGATTTTATCCTGGTAAAAATACTATCAAATAATAAAATTTATAATAGTAATTTAACTCCAAGAAGAAGAGGTGAAATATGAGTCAATTCTATAATATACAACGAATGGGAAAATACTCAGATGGATCTATAGATCATGATGATAATGGTGATTATTGTAGATTTGATGAGGTAGAACCAATTATTATAAAACTTGAACAAGAGATATTAGAACTTATACAGTTCATATATATTATAAGAGATAGTAATGAGAATGATATAGAATGTATTGATACATTTATATCTAAATATCCGAAGGGGGCACTATGAGAAAGATATTTTGGTTATTTGGATTAACGATAGTATTGACTATAATAATAACAATAGGGAATACATATAATCTTTTTACTAACCCTTATTTCTTTATAGGATATCTTATGGTTTTTAATCTTTTAGGATATATTGAAGGTTATCACCAAGGAAAATAATTTATGAATAATACTAAAACTATAATTTGTAAAGATTGTAATACAGAAGTAGTGATTAAAAAATTAGACGGTAGAACTATTAGATGTAAAAAGTGTCAAGATAAATTTAATCATAATTATCAGAATAATTATCAAAAAGAATATTTTCAAAAATATAGAAGAGTAAAAGCCCAAGATGATAAAAGACCAAGAACATATAAAAGAAGATATATAGATTCATTAGATGATGTAGAATACTGTAAACAAAATTGGCAAACTGTAGAAGGATGTTTAAACTGTAAATGTAAAGAATGTTTACAACCGGTTGATAACGATTCTTTTCTTCCATGGGAAAAAGAAGGTTTTTACAGAGATGATAAAAAAATAGAAAACAAACTTGAATATGAGTTTGAGAGAAATATTAAATGAAAATGAATAGGTATAATAAATTGATACTACAAATGGATAAACTTAATTGTATTGAATGTGAGAAGCCTTTAACAGATATAACAATGTGTGGAAAAGTATTTCCAAAAAATACTGTTTTTGTTAAAAGTGTGACAATTCCTTTAGAAAATACACCTTTAAAATATTATAATTTTGTTTGTGAATCTTGTAAAACAGTTAATAAATGTTTAGCTATAGTAGATGAAAGTCATCCGGAGTTTTTTAATGAGATCTGAATATTATAAATTTTTATCTGATAATAAATTAAGTGATATGTTTAGTCATATACCAGAATTATCATATAGTTATAAACTTATAGTATTAAAGGAACTTATTGCTCATTATACTATAGAACAAGTTAATATGGCACTTAATGAATATGAACTTAATTATATAAAATTAAATAGAGTAGATATAGGAAAATTACCTAATACTCTAAAAGGAATAATAACTAGGAGAATACAAGAATGAGTTTAATCATAGTTTCAGATTTACACTTAAAAAATAAAGAGCCATTTCTTTCAGCTTCACGAAAATTTCTAAACTGGTTAAATGAAAATTATTCTAGTTATAAACTATTATTTCTTGGAGACTGTTTTGATTCAAGCGCCCCTATATGGGAAGTATATTCTATTTTTAAAGAGTTTTTATTAAGTAGAAGCAATCATACATATCTACTTCAAGGTAATCACGATTTATCAAAAAGTAAGGGTTGTGCTTTATCAAGTTTTGGTTTATTAGATGAAATTTCTGTATATGAAGATAAAGCAGAGGTGTTTACAACAGATAATTTAAATTGTCTTATTCTTCCATTTAAATATGATTATAAAGATTATAGTCATATAGAGGGTAATTTTGATTTTATCTTTTCTCATATAGTTCCTACAAAAGTTCAATTCGCAAATGAAGGTATTGACTTTCCTAATATTAAAGGAATATTCATACATGGACATACCCATATTTTTAAAGAGAAAGAATATATAGATACTTATATGAATAAGCATATTATATTAGGAGTCCCACTTAGCACTCGGAATGGTGAAGATCAAAAACATCAAATAATAGAGATAGATGATAATAAAAATATTACTTATATAGATGTACCATATTATTTTAAATATGAAACAATTAACTATGGAGAAGAACCAACCAATAAAAATAATATACTTAATATAATCAATGCCCCTAATAGAAAACTAGTATTTGAAAAATATAAAGATTATTATATACGAGAAGAAGGTATAGAACTTCTTAGAACAGAAACTACAAAAGAAGATTATAAAAAGGAATTTGAATCTGCAAATATATTACAAAAATTTAAAAAATATGCAGAAGATAAAGGATTATCAAAAGAGGTATTAGAATGTTGTTCTACAAAACTATCTCAGATTGTATAACTCAATCAAGAAAAGAATATAATAGATTGATAAAAAGAAGAAAGGAAAGATTATTAGAATTTATTCGTTATGATGTTCCTAAATTTATTATTGTCAATGAGATTGAATTGTTACGAGAACCCTTCTATAAATTTCTTGTTAAAAGATTGATGAATAAGTTATATAGTAGAAAAATATTATTGTAAGCTTCTTTTCATAAACTCTCCCATGTGAATTTAAAAATCCATTATTTCTAATGGATTTCTTTTTTAGTCAAAATCTCCTACAAAGGGATGATCATTATCAACACCTATTTTTGGTTTACTTATAGTTAGTTGAGAATATGGCATACCATCTTTATCAAATAAGTGTTTAGATTCACATATGAGCCATTTCCCCATATATTCTTGAGCTATTTCATTATTTTTTGTTTGTTTTTCTATTCGTATAGATATAGTTTTACCTGATACAATTTTAGGATTAAATTGAACAACTATAATCATTCTATATGATAAATTTGTATTTTTATATTTACCATTTTTATATCCTTTATATAATTCTACATTATTCATTTCATCTTGTATTCCAAAATAATCGTGAGATGTACTTTCTGATGTAGATATATATTGTCTTCGTATAAGAAGTTTATCATTTCCTGAAGATCTAACCATATTTGCAGCAGCTATATTTAATGGTTCTTCTACTGAAGGAACTCCTGCTGAACTATAATTATGAAATTGTTTTCTATAGTTATTAAAATTAACAGGAATACCACCATGTAATATAGTATAACTTTTTATATACTTTTCATTGTACATCATATCTTGAGTTAAATTTAATTCATATTCCATCACTACTGGTTGATCTAATAAATTTTGTAGAGACATAAAATAAAATTCACCATTACTATTTATAAAAGTATAAAAAGGTGAAGTATCTGAATTAGCTGAATAAGCATGTTCAGATAACATTTCAATAAAAAATCTATTGGTCATATTACATTGATTTAAATAAGGAAAGCCTGTAGTAGGAGTAATAAATAATTTTTGATTTGGTCCTGAGGGCGCCAAATTCCAATCAGATATAATTTCAGTTGTTAACATTTGATCTATAGTTTTAGGTGTACCATTTTCAAAATTAAATGCTCTTGATTTAGGATAATCTTTATAAGCATATTTTGATAGCATTAAAAATACAACATCACCAGAGATATTAGAAGACATTACAATATTATTTATTTGAGCTTCTGACCATACATATGTATGTTCTAAATATCCTCCTGAAGTAGTTCCATCAAGTTCTGATACTATAGGACTACCTAATTTAGTTGCTAGTTCTAAACCTTCAATAAAAAATAATCTATCAGGAATTAAACCTGAAGAATCTCTAAAATATACTTCTGAATAAGGATAAAAAGAAAATATAGAATCTTTAAAATATATTCTATTATATGCTCTTAAAGAAACAGGTGCATCGGTATCTTCCTCATTACCAAATTTAATGGCAGGAGGAGTTGATACCATACTAAAATCATATCTACTTAATATTCCCATTATTTTATAAATATACCGTAGTTATTTTCCACATAATAGCTCTTATTTGTATTGATGTAATTGCTGCTGTAGATACAGTTAATAAATACCTAGTTTTTTTAGTAGTTATATTTATTGGTTCAATCGATGTAATAGTGTATTGCATATTATTATCTATACTAGTTGCATTTTGCCAAGTTGTATAAGAATTTAATGCTACTGATGCTGAATCGGATATATAATCATCTATAACAGTGGCAATAGATGTTACTATAACCCGTTTTGCTCTTAATTTCTCAATCCATTGTCCTATGGGATAACTTATAGATCCGCCTAAATTATAAATTGTACCTGCTCCCGGAGAGGACTGTGTACCTCCAACAGTATTTGTATAATGCACACTCCATTTATTAGGATCACGATTAAATCCAAAGGGTTGTTGTTCCATACTATAATAAGGATTTCTTATATAATTACCTGTACTATCACTTACTAAACTATGATCGGTACCTCCATATAAAGTTAATGTTGTATTAGGTGCTGTATATGAAATATTTGTAAGAATAAATTTTTTATTTACTAATATATTTGAAACTCCTTGAGCTGTTTGTAAATCATATTTAGTTTTTATAGTTTCTTCATCAAGAGCATAACCATCTATTAAAAATAAATCATCTATTTGTCCAGAATTACCACTACCAAACCATGATACATATGTTGTCCCATCGGAAGTTAATGCACCTATACGAGTGTATGAAGTAGAATCAAATACAAGTGTAATCGAATAAGCACTAATTTCTAATTTACCGTCAACATATATTTGTACATAGTTGTTTTTATAAGTAACTACTACATAATGCCATAAATTATCGGTTACGTCTGTTATACCATCGATTCGACTGTAATTTACATTTACTATATCACCTGTATTATTACCACCTATAAAATAAATAGCTCCATTACCAATTAAAGTACCTATATAAAAACCAGCTCTATTAGTGGTACCAACTTTATTGTAAGATTGAAATATAATAGAACCATTAGATTTATCATTAAGTTTAACCCAACACCCAATAGTAAAATCTCCAGTAGGTTTAAAAGTATTATCAGCACATTTTAATGCTTGGTCAGTACCATTAAGAGTAAGAGCGTTTCCAAATTTTCCTGCTGTATATGTAGGAGTACCTATATCAGTCATAGTAACACCTGCAATAGATTCGGTACTGTTGGTATTAAATGTCCAATAATTTGTAAGTGCTTGTTCTTGTTCTAATCTAAGTTTCATACCTTTTGAATATTTAGAAGTTTTATCACCAACTGTTGTCATAGTAAATGTAGGTGAATCTGTAGAAGCATATGACCAAGTTTCTTTTGCTGGTATCCATCCAGTAGTTGTTTGATCTGTTTGTGTTATATTTGTTCTTTCTGAATAATCTATATAAGTTAAAGTACTTGCTACATATATACCTTTTCCAATTATTATATCAGAACTATTTAAACTTGCATAAGTTTTTGCAGTAAAATCCATTCCATTTGTTGCAGAATCTATCCAAGAAAATTGACATGTTATGTAAGGTGTTACCTCTGCTATAGTAAGTGTATGATCAACTAGTGTTTTTATATGTACAGATTCTTGAGTTGCTGTTTTACATACTACTGTCATAGCTGCTATGGTAACAATGTTTCCTGAACTTATACTAGCTTCTCCACCTAGATATATACCAGCTTTAGAAATAGGATCAATCCATTTATTTAGATATTCCGCTGTTAGATCATTATTATATTGAAAGTATACTTGTTGTGTTCCACTAGTTATTGTTGACATTTATATAATCCTCATAATTTTTGTTTATAAAGGTACTTCAAAAGTATTAAAATAAACTGTTATTCCAAATGCTGAAGGAGATGCTGTAGATCCATCCGATTGAGTTTTTATATATCTATTATTTGTAATAATTTCAAAAGATGCTCCATCAGCTGCTGTAAGAGATGTAGTCGCTTCTCCATATGCAATAGTGTTAGTAATATAGATTCCATTTATATATCCTGATAATGTAGCAACTAATACAAAAGCTGATCCAGATTTTGAACCATAAGCTCTAATAGAACCTTTTATTTTAGTAACTAATTCAGGAATATAAATAGTTAAATCTCTAGCTGTTCCTGTATCTAAAGTAGTTGATGTAGTAGAGTAAGCTGTTGTTAAAGTTGCATATCCCCATATTTTATCTTGTTGTACAAAATCAACAAAATCACCACTAGTGTTTCTAACCATAGAAACTAATCTTTTACGGGTATATCCACTAGGTAAAGTGGGTGATGTAGAACTCGCAGAAAATACCCCTGTTACTGTTCCATCCGCTTTTGTAAGAATCCATATATAATACCATGCATTTGCAGATTCTGTTGAAGTATCAAGACCTAATGCACCTGATGCTGTAATATCAATAGTAAGTGATCTAGCTCCTGTTGGTCTTCCTTCTACATACAATTCTGTCCAAGAAATATCTACTTGATGATCTGGATGAGATGCATTTCTTTTTACCAATAAACCAACATAACTACTTCCATGATAAGTAGCTATATAATTAAAAAGAGATACTTCATCAATAAGTATATCATTACCAACATATAAATCATTTGAAATTCTAGCATTACCAACAGTATTATCTACACTTCCCCAATTTTTATAAATATAAGTAGATGATGTTATTGTTGGTCCAGTAAAAACACATTCACCTAAACAAACTTCATTTGTAATTGGACCAGCAGCTACTGATCTTTGTTCAAAACTTAACCAATTATTTGCTATATTATCCCAATCATAAGTAATACTAATCACAGGTGTAGCGGAACTTACCGCTAGAACTACAGCAGTAAAAGTTTCAACTCTTATCATTTTATCTGTTCCTACATTTAAGTAGGCAACAAAAGGAGCAATAGAAATAGTAGCAGCTCCGGCAGGAGTCATTAGCCCTCCTTGATATATACCAGGAACTATTCCTCCTCTAAGAATAGTATTGAAAGAAGCTCCTGTTGCTGGATTTAAATAATCAAATGTAATTACTTGACTTCCTAAATTTATTGTTGGATCTGACATTTATATTTTCCTCTACTTAACCGTAGTCTGTTTAAATTCTTCTTGTGTCATAAGATATTCATATGCAGATTTTAAAATACTGTTTTTTGAAAAATCTTTTATTTTTAAATCTGTAAATTTTATTTTAAATACTTTTTTATATATACCCATGCCAGAATTTTGTCTAGCATATTCAGTGGTATATCCTCTAAGTCCTATACGAATTTCTTCTGTAAGTGTATCAATAAATAAATCATCTATTTTATAGTATACCTCTTTAAAATCAAATTTATAATCATTATTCTCTTTAGTTAATGTACCTATTATTGCCATATTATATATTCTCCTCTATCTATTTAGTAGTTTATTTAATTTTACTTCTAAATCATTTAATTTAGTTTTTAATTCTATATTTTCTAATTCCAGTAATTCTATTTTTTCAAGTAACTCTATACCAAGACCTAATGCAATACCATCTACTGTATATAGACCGTCTTTTTCTGATGTGAGTTTAAAAGTATTTTGTATATCTTCTGCAATAGGTCCAATAAATTCTGAAAATCCCTTATAATTAGCATCTTCCCATATATATTTATATACATTCAAAGGGGTAGATTTTAAAATTTCTATTATAGAAATTTTTTCTTTGTATTTTAAAAATGTTGATGAGGTGGAATTATAACCAGTATTTCCTCCAACAGAAACCCCAACAGATGTATATCCATATACACCATTTATCCCTGTACCATATACTCCATAATTTCCTCCTATACCATATACTCCATAACCAGTGTTACCCTGCCCTCTTACACCTATATAACCACCTAATCCTTCTACACCTACATTTGAATTAGATACTCCATAAATACCCGTATTAGTACCAGTACCATAAATACCTGTAGGTCCATTACCCTGTATTCCATAAGTTAGTCCAGATCCATATACTCCTGTAACGCCTGTTCCAGATACTCCTGTTAGTCCATTACCAGAAACACCCGTTCCATATCCAGTACCTGTTCCATATACTCCAATATTGCCACTGTTTCCTTGTATTCCATAACCGGTGTTAGATACACCACTAACACCACTAGCATTATCAGATTCCCCATAAATTCCTACTGTATTTGTACTACCATAACCTATACCCACTATAGCGGGAGTATATACTCCTGAATTACAATAATTTATTATTTGACCATAAGGTCCCCTTACGGATACAGTATTTGTACTTGTTACTTGAGTTCCATATATAGTTTGATATGCATGAAAAGTATCTAATGTATCAGAATTAGTTGCTGTAGCAGCATTACCAGAACAGGCATATGCATTATTTGCATTTGTTGCTAAAGTTGCTGTAGTAGCAGTATTTGAATTTCCGGAACAAGCATATGCATTAGAGGAATTTGTTGCTAAAGTTGCTGTGGCAGCATTACCCGTACAAGCTGCTGAAGAACCTGAAGTGGTAGAGTAATTTACACTTACGGCTGTTCTTGAAGCTAGATAAGCTGTTCCAGTAGAATCAGCGCTCCAAAAATATGTAGGTGAATTTGAAGAATTAGAAAAATTAAATTTTTGTCCATTTGCAAATTCTGAATTTAGATTAGTGTTTACAGTACTATTAGAAATAGGTATTTGTCCAGTAGAATTTCCAGTAGTATAACCATCTAATAGATCAGCATTTAAATTAGTAATTTTCGTAATTGATGATACTATAAATGGTGCTGTTCCAGTAGTTGCATTAAAAGTAGTAGTAGAAGCTAAAGTTTTATTTGATAATGTTTGTGTTGCATTATTTATAGTAATATCAGTTGCTGCATTTGTTCCTAATGCATGTTTACCATCTACCATATCAGCATCAAATCCAAAACTAGAACCTTGTCTAATACCATGTACTGTATTTACACTTGTTATATTACTATTTGTATGAGTAGTTAAAGCTAAATTTGCAGTAACACTATAACTAGCATCATTATTTAATGCTGAAGCAATTTTTGCTAATGTATCAAGTGTTGCTGGTACTCCTGTAACTAGTGCCGTATGTTTAGCTTGTAAATCATCTGTTTCATATTTTTCATAATTTAAATCTTCATATATACGCAAATATTCATTTTCAAATATAGAACCTAAAGCTGGTGTTCCCGTTGCTATATCGGAACCATCTTTATATGTTGTTAATTTAACTCCATTATATGTATAAGGATTAGTCATCTATATTACCTCTTTCATTATTGTAAACCACTTAACCACCAAGTACCATCCAAGAATTTACGTCCATTTAATGTTTGTAAATTACCACCAATCATAATAAAATCTAATTTTAAATTTCCATACATTTTAGAATCCCATTGTACTTTAGGAAATTCTGCATATAATACTATAGCACCTAAAGTATCAAATATAGCTAATTCTGTAAAAGACTCGAGTTTTTGTAATTCATCTATAAGAAATCTAAATTTAAAATTATCATAATCTTCAATTATTTTATTAGTATCATTTATATAGTCCCATTCAAAAACATTATTACCTGCTATATCGGTAATAGTTCCATCTACTACTGTATGTCTTCCATCACCAAATCTAATTGTTTCCCAAGAGTTAAAAATATTTTTAAATGCTATACTTTTTTGAGTAAACGTAGACACTCCTAAATAATCAGTCCATACTCTTTCAACAACAGATAAATCTGAATAAAATTCAAATGTTAAAAAGGGTTCATAATAAACTCTTTCAGTAATTCTTTTATTTTGATTTATATCATTACTTAATGCTTTAAGAGTATTTAAACTTAAAAATTCATCATCATTTTCTACAAATTTATGCTCATAATTATATATAATATTTCTAGTAGTACTATATAATAATAAAGGTCTATCTAAACCTAAAAATTCAATAGTATCTAATGTTGAAGGCGTTAATCCTAAAGGAGCACCCGTAGAAACTATATAAGTATTATCTGTTTTAAGGGGTGTAGCTTCATCAGTTTTACTTCCCGAGTCTGATTTAGTTATTTGTATTTTATACAGATTACCTGTATTATTAGCTCTTAGATCTTCCCTATCAAGATAGGTTGTTCCATAGTAGGTAAGATTTGTTGTTGTTTCATTTACATCCAATTTATCTAATGAATTATCATAATATACAGAATATGCATTTGATATTAAGTTAAAAGGAACCCCTATTATAATATAAGATGAGGGATCATTTTTATTTTTTAATTTTGTGATTAGAGTTTTTAATTCTTTCACTAAATAATCATATTCACTTGTATATCCTGTTAAAGATTTTAAACTATACCCAAACATAATAGCTAAATCTTTAATATCTTGCTCAGTTATATTTTCTATATCATACTGAGAAAATATAGGACTGATCTTATCTGTTTTTAAATCTGTATAAATTGATTGCCAAACTTCTGTTAATTCTCCCCAACGAGTATCTTTCATTATTGAGGGTATAAAATTTTTAAAAGAGAAATTCATTTATTACACTCCTATAAATAAGATAAACTAGTTGTAACAAAGTCTGTATCGATGTCACTAATTTGGTAGAAGTAAGGTAATCTTAAACTATTTAATTGTCCTGCTGGAGTATTTCCATCTTTCATTTTATAACATATATAAAGAATATACCCTAATGGATCTGCATCTCCTGGATTCTGTACTCCATAAATTGTTTGTGTTATATCAGCTACAATTTCATTTATAGAGTATGCATATGTATTATATGTATAATCAAGTACATCTCCAGAAAAAGTAAAAGTTGTAACTGGATCAATAGATGTTCCATTAGCTTGTCCAATCTGGACAGGGGCACTCCATACATTTGCTATTTTTCTTTTTATCCATATTTCAAAACTATCTGTTTGCATATAACTTTGTGTATCTGGATCAGAAATACTTTGATCAAAAATTGTATAACTTGCAAAAAGAGTTGTAGTAGGCATTACTGGTTCCTTATTTTTTTCCATATAAAATATTTCAGTTTCATGATAGGCTAAATCTGTAATTGAATTTATAACTGAATAAAAATTTGATTCATATATATTACTTTGAAATGTTGTATTAAGAACTCCATAAGCATTAGTAAGTGTTGTTTTAATATTAGCATCATTAACAGCAATTGTATTATTTATTATCTTTGCTACAACATTAAATCGAGCATATATTTTTTCAAGAGTAGAAAATTGTACAACTTCCGTTATACTTTTTTTAGGGTATAAATAATTAAGTTTTAAGTCATCTTCTTGAGTAGTGGTTAAGTCTGTTCCAGTATTTGATATAGCAACAATAGTTACTATATTTTGATCACTACCACTTATTGTTCCTCCTAATTCTTCTATAGACCATACAACTGAATTAACTACATAAGGAGCTGAGTTAATAGCTGCAATCCAATTTTCTCTTGAAGAAAGTAATTGTCCTATTTGAAATAAGTTATTAGCATTATTTCTTATAGACTCTATATCTTCTGCTTCAGAACCACCGAGTATGCCTTCACTATTTTTAACATAAAAAGTTCCTACATCACCATTTTCATCATATAGAATACTTTCAACAGTATTGATAATATTAAGAGAGGTAATATTTCCACTATAACCATTTGTTTCAGCATATTTAATAAGAACCCGTTCTCCTGCAATAAGTTTTCTTGAATTTATTCCATCACCAAATATAATGGATATATATTCTTCATTTGATGATGTACTAATTTCACAATTATACGTAATTGTATCATTTATAAAATATAATTTATCAACTATAACTACATCACTAATTACTGTTTCAGTACTATCAACTATAAATAATTCAATTTCATAATTATCTATTATACTAGAATATATGTAAATAGTTTCATTTAATGCTCCTGTAGCTATATATAAAAATTCTTTTGGTATTCCTTCTCGAACTAATATATCTAAATTTCCAATTGTACCTGTATAGTAATGTGTATCATATCTATTATAAACATTAACTGTTTTATCCGTATTTGTAAATTTAGTCCATTTAGGAATAAATATTTCTAATCCTGTATAAGTATATCCAGCTCCCATAGCAGAATCAGCACTAAATAAAATAGTACCAATTGCTCCTACTTTTCTATAAGGAGTATAATTTAATAATTTAGACATAGTAAGCATAGATTTTTTAGAAGTTGCTGCAATCCATTTACTTTCATTATACAAATAATCCGCTAAATATACAAGTTTACTAGCTGTATAAGCTAGTAAATCAGTTATTCTTGAATACACACCAAAGTATAAAGTTGTATTCCAACTTGACATTAGAGATAATCTTGTCTCCACTTCAGTCTTGATACCTGCATACGTATATATCATATAATACCTCTAACTTCCATTCGCTATCATTAAAATTTCATCAAACTTTGGATCTGCTGGTGTAAGATTTGGAAATTTATATTTTCCAAATTTATAAAAATTTGCATCATGATCAAATATTAGTTTACTACTTATCATATCAGGTTTTTTAATTGTAAAAAATTCAAGTAGATTATCACTAACATAATCTACACTTTCATATTCAAAATTATTTGTAGAATAATTTGAATTAGTAAATAATGTTATATTATCTTTTATCCCTGTAGAAATTATAGTGTAATTTAAATCTATTTCTAATAATCTATTATTAACATCAGGAATGAAATCTATAGAATTAACTTGTAAAGCAGGTGAGAAATCTTTATTTAATGCATTCATCAATTGAAATTTTAATTGTAACATTACTTGAGGACTCATGGTTTTAAAAACCATATTATCTAATGCTCCTCCTCCCGAAGGATTCATTAAATATTCCCCTTTTTTCATCCCTAACCAAAGTTGAAGAGCATTCTTTACAGCTTCAGAAGCAAAGTATTCAATTGCTTGACCTGATCCCTCTTCTGCTCCCCAAATATCTATATCCTGTATTACCATTTTAAGCTTACCTTTTTAGTTAATTATATTATTAGTAAAAATAATATTTTTTAAAATTAAACAATAGCTCCAGGAACAGCTAGAAAATAAGGTGGTGTTGCTAGAGTTCCTACACAAGTAACTATAATAGTTTTTGTAGCTGTATCTAATGCAGTTGAAATTTGAGTTGCTTTTTGATCTATTGTAGCAGTTGGAGAAAGATCATCAAATATAGCTTTTAAATCTATAGCTAATTGTCCTTTAATTATATTAGTAGTAACTCCTGCGATTAGTTCTGGTGCAATTGTTCCTGCTGGAGGAGTAACAAGTTTAAAAGTTGCTGCTAACCAAAAAGCAATTAAAGCATTTTCAAATTTAGCTGAAGAAGAAATAGATGTTTCATTTCCATTTAAAACATCTAAAACAGGATTAGTTATTTCTTCCCAATTAGCTATATTAGATGTAGGTAAAGCAGTTAATTTATAACATTTATAATTATCTCCTCTAGCAGCAACACTATCTACAGGACAAGTTAATTGTAACATAGATAATAATGAATAAGCATAATATATATTTTTTTCAGATGGTAACATATTACTTTTAAAAGTTAATAAAGGGGTATCTCCAGAAATATCAGTTGCAGCTAAAGCATAAGTTTCATAAGCATTACAAAATACTTCCATAGAATCATAATTAGATAGATAAGTAGAAGCATTAGTTAACCATGTTACTAAACTAGCTTTTAATGTAGCAACAACTAAAGCCATCAGTTATGCTTTATTGTAGTTGATAAACAAGTTGTTAAAGTAGCAGCTTGTACTGGAGGACCACTAGGACCAGTTCCTGTAGGATGTGTATGATTTTCTAACCAAGTTTTTAAAGTTTCTCCTAATAATGTAAATTGTGTTGCAACAGCTCCCGCTTTAAATTCTATTATACCTAAATTATTTATATATATATATGCACTAGGATGATATAAAAATATTTCCGGATTTCCTGAACTACTATCTACTCCTATACATATACCATTTGCATAATAAGTATATTTTGTATTAGGATAAACAGAGGCAGATCCAGTTCCTAAATTAGGTGCAATATCTGTTGTAAATAATCCATGTGGATGTTTTCCTGCAAATTGAACATCTCCCATATAATAAGGGGTTTTCATAAATACATCTACATCTTCAAACCATACCCATACATATGAATCTATTTCAGGTATAGAAGAAACTCCATGAGTAGCATCTCCTCCTGTAGATAAAGAACCTTGTCTTGCCCAAGGAAGCATGGGGGTAGTAAAGCCATAATGAAGATGTTCGATTTTAATTTGAACTCTTCCTTGTTGCCTTGTATCAATATTATTTATAACTTTTGCTGGATAAAATCCTTTCATTAAAATAAACTCCTATGTTCTATTTGCTAAAATAAATTTCTTAACGTCCTCTAGTTTTGGTATATATATTTCTGATTCTGGAACCATTTCAAATGGATCTTCAACATTATTTAACAATAGAATAATATCTTCGTACTCTAAATCTCCATAATATGCTGCTGCTATTAGATATGGTTTTTGCATTTCTTTTTTAGTTACTTTATGAATATAGTAACCATTAGTCCATTCAAATTTTCTCCAATCAATAGATGTAGAATCTCTTATTACATCTCCATCTGGACTTGTATATAATATTGTTTGTACTTTTTCTCTCATGTTAATACCCCATTATTAAGAATAGCATTATCGTTCACTATTCCAAATACAGAACTATATGACATTAAATTTCCATCTTCAAAATTTTGAATGGACGCTGGAGTTAAACTTACTATCTGTAAAGATGCTGTAGCCCATAAGGGTAATCCCTTTGAAGTTTTAAATTTTGAATATGTTGGAGTAATAGCATAAATAAATGCTAAGGGTAAATAAACTATTCCAGGAATAAGTACTGATATATTTTTTGTTTGTGCACTAGATACATCTTTTGTAGTTGCTTTTTTAGGAATAGATATTCCCACACTTTTATTTTTATCAGTTTTTGTAAGAGTTTCTTTTACATCTTTAATATTTTTAGCATTAAATCCAGGAATTTTTAATACTCCCATAGTATCTATAGATAGAACATGTAAACCTAATAGTATATTCATTTTATCTACAACATCTTTTTTTGAATCTGTTTCTGTATAAAAATGAAGATCAATAGTTATTTTTACTGGGTTAGTTTTAGTCCATCTTGGAGCATCTAATATACTTCGTGCTAGTACCGCTGTTTGTGAAGTACTGTTAGTACCTGCTCCTGTAGCAGTTAATAAAGTAACTATAGAATCTGCTGTAGGTACAAGATCTCCTATAGACTGAAATTCGCTAACAGCTTCTATTGCTATATCATCCATAATAGGAGCAGTAACTATTGCACCATCTTCTAATTGTATAACTATCGTATTCATAAAATATCCTTTTTATTTTTGAGGATCTATATTATTTTTATAAGATTCTGAAGCTGCATTATTTAATTCAAATGACTTTAATCTATCAGGAGCGCTTCTAAATGCTTCTGCAACTTTACCTGAGCTTTTACCTTCTTGTACTTTTGAAATATTTTCTGCATACCATCTTTTAAAACTATGAGCATCATTACCTTCTTTTTTCTTATATGTGATATACTCTTCAGCTAACATTTTATCTTCTGTAGAAATTTGAGCTGCTTCTTTTTCTGTTACTTTTGCCCTAGCTTCTGAATCAGCTAATCTAGTAAGTATATCGCCTTTATCGGTTCTTAAAGCTTTATCAGTTTCTTCTATTACTCTTTTTTCTTTATCCCCCATTGAAAACCATTTCCAACCATAATCAATGATATTACCAAGATAATCTAATATACCATAAAAAGCTGATTTAACTTTATCAAAAACACTACTTAAAGTATCACCTATACTCCCTATAAAATTACCTAATTTAGATAAAAGAGGAGCAACTGCATCTATAACTGGACCAGTAATTTTTTTAAGTCCATCGAATATATTTCTAAAAGGTTCTAGCATAGAAGTTAACATACCTTTTAATAATCCAACAAACCATAATGTTAATTTTTTTAAATTTTTAGAAACATTTCTAATAGCTGAAAATATTCTATCTGGAATACTTATAATGAATTTAAGCATTGCTTTTATTCCATTCCATAGAGCACTATACACTTTTTCATTTAATTCCATAATAAAATTAGTAATACCTGAAATAGTGTTTACTATATAAGAAGATATTGAACCAAAAAAGTTTTTAATTCCCTTTCCTATATTTAATAGACCATTCCAAATAGAATTAAAGAAAGGATCAAACATACTGAAGAAATTTTTAATTCCTGTTCCTATATTAGAAAATCCACTTATAATAAAACCGAAAAAATTTGTTATGATTCCATATATATTCTTACTTTTATCAATAATCCATTTAACTTTATCTAATATAGAATTAAGTATTGAATCAAAGAAAGAAACAATACCTTTATATATATTAGAAAATCCTTCTTTAATTCCTATCCATATTTTTTTAAATACTTCTGCAAATCCATTAGATTTAAAAAATTTAAATGCTTTAGCTATTCCATATATTAAAGATATAAACATTGTAATAGGAAACGCTATTAAAGATATAGCACTGACTAATATTTTTCCCATAGTACTTAAATTTTTAAATCGTTCTACAAGATTATCAAAAAAGTCTGATACTTTTTCAGCATATATCCAAAGTAACACCAATGATGCAACTATAGCTATAAATGGGAGTGCAGCTAAAAGAAGAGGTGCTGCTGCTGTAAGTAGGCTAGAAACAAATCCCCATAAAGAAACAAGAAACGACCACATTGCTGGAAGTAATGTTTTAATTACAAATTTACTTAGAATACCACCTAATTTTAAAATTCCAGAATTCAATTTTCCAAGATATCCTACCATTGTTTTTAACATAGGGCCAAATATTTTTAATTTTGCTAATATAGGTCCAATTTTACCAAGAGCTGAAATGACTTTTAAAATATAAGGTCCAATTTTAAACCATATAAATCCTATAGCTATTAACATAGGTAATATTTTAGCAAGCATATCACCAAATTTTAATAATGTTTTATTTTCTATTCCAAGAGTTTTAAATATAGTTCTAAAAATTCCTTTTAATATTTCTGGAATAGTTACCCATAATAAATTAAAAAAGAATTTAAGCAAAGCAGGTATAGCTTTTATAATTGCTGTTATAGCTCCTCCCACTACACTCAATAACCAGGGGAGGACCATTTGTAATAATCCCATTCGTAATAATATTATAAATCCTAATAATTGAGTAAGAAAATTAACAGAAGCAAGAGATTTTAAAAATCCAGCTGCTTTCTCAAACCATTTACCTTTTACTATTTTATACCATCGTTTATCTGTTTCTTCTTTTTTCTTTTTTTCATCTGGTTTTGGAGCTAGTTTTGCAGCAACAGCAGAATCATCTACTGTCTTTTCAAATAGATCTTCTAATATTTGTATCATTCTTACTAGTCGTAATGATAAGGCTGTTTGTAGATCAAGAATAGCTTTAGGAACAGTTCCTGTAGAAGCAAAGAATTTAGATAGAAAAGGAGAATATACTTTATCTACCATATTCATTTGTTTTTTTATTTCTTTAGATTCTCCTGTTCTTGTATCAGGAAATACCATTGCAGTATCCATTAACTACCCCCATTATATATATTAGTAAAAAGAAAACCTGAATTTAATTTTCAGGTTTTTTAATTTTATCTTTTTGAAGACGGAGCTTTATTTTTTGCCATCTCATCTTTCATATGTTTTTGTTTTTCTTTTTGATACTTTTCAAATTGATTTAATCTTTTTTTAGCAACCCATCTTTCCATTCTAAGAACTTCTTCTTCAGAATATCCTAATTTATATACCAAAATAAATATTAAATCCTGTACGCTGTCCAGATTCTCCATTGGTAGAAATGGACTTATTCCTATCGCTGTTCCCGTATGGAAGTAACTCTCTAGGATCAATGACCCTCTGAAGCCACCTCTTGTCAGTTTCGCCACATAAAGGACAAACTAACTCTAATTCATGTTGTAAACCAAATTGTACTTTATCAAAAAATTCATTTATCTGGTCAGTAGTGCTTCTTGTGATTACATCTCTATATTCTTCAAATTTTTCTTTATTAGACAACTTCTTATCATTTTTAGAAACTAATACCATTGATTTAGCATATAGAAATAATAATCTGCCTTGTTCTTCTTTTAATATTTTTAACTCTTTTTCTTTCTTTTCTTTTAATTCATATAGAGGGACATTAGCCTCTTTTCTATTTTGAGAAGATTTAATTTTAGGAGCATATACTTTAGTTGCATATTCCTTAGCTTCAAGAATATCTTTAACTCTAGGAAACCTTATTCCATAACTATCTTCTCCTGCTATAAAATAAACAGGTTCTTTGAGTTTAGTTTTTGCAACTTCCATATCTCTTGTATAACTATCAAGATCTTCTATAGGATTATTTTTATATTTTTTAAGTAGGTATTTTCTAAACGCTTCATCTGATATAGAATCAAGTTTTTCTTTAAAAAATACTTTCATATCTTCATCAACTTCACTCGTTGATTTGTAAGTTAGTGATAATAAATCTATAACAGTTTCATTTATAATTCTATTTTTTTCATCAGCTTCATTTTGACAATCACATAACCATCTATGAGTATGATATTGACTTTCATATTTTACTTTTATTCCCATAAGAGTTTCAAGTAAATCTTCAGCACACATATCTTCAACTTTAAAATCTATATCATCTTTTTTTAGATCATTTAAAACTGAACATATAACATCAAGTAAATCATCTTGTGATGATAATTGAATATCATTAACATGTCTTTGAGAATAATCTTTAAAATGAAGTACATTTGGAGTATCAAATCTACCTTGAGATTCATATTCTATAGCTATAGTATCAGCAAAATTCTTAGCTATAATCTCTTTTTCCTTTTCAATATCTTCTTCATTTTCATATATAACTTCTTTTTTTCTTCTTTTAACTTCTTCTGGATTTAACAGTATACTTTCTTCAGACATTATAATTCATCTCCTTTACTACTAATATTTTTAAAACTTTTATATTAGTACTCTTTATAGAAAGTCAAATAAACTTAATCCAACTAATCTTATAGTATCACAAGCAAATTCAACTGTAATCAATTCTGTATCTCCTGATGAATGATCATAACCAATTCCAGTAACAGCTTTTATTTTCATTCCTTCTATTTTTATCCATTCTGTAGAAGGTAAAGCATCTTGTTGAATAGGCATTATAATAGCACTTCTTTTTGATATACTTTGATCATCATTAAAAATAAAATCTTTTGTAGTAGAATCATATGATGCAATATCATTAAGCCATTTTCTTAAATATCCTTTTGTAGTTCCCATATTATCTTCAAGAAATGTAGCTGTAAAGGATTCTGGATATATTAAATCCTTTACAGCCTGCAATCCTCCATACCTAATATATTCAAAACCCGTTAAGGGTAGATCTTGTATAGAATATAGATAAAATCTTACCACTAAAAAATCTCTTGCAGCAGCTACAGTAGATTTTGCTATAGATACAAAACTCTTAGTAAAATCAATTTCAGGTGTCATTATTATTTCAAATAAACATTTATTCTGAAGTCCTATATTTCCATAAAACTCCTTATCTACAGTCATTGCTATCGCTGCTGTATCAACAACCTTCTTATATTTACTCGCAACTGACATTCTACACCTATTCCACAGTCATAGAAATATATATAAATGTTATTGTAATTCTTATAGGATCTCCAGAAGCATTATCAAATGTTCCTATTTTTATAGACTTTGGTTTTGCCTTCTTAAAAGATATTTTCTTAACCGCTGTCTGTGTTCTATCTTCTGCTTGCACAATAATTGTACTCCTAGAAAATATATCCGGCATTGCTGTTCCATTACTATGATCATAAGAATAATCACACCATTTTTTCAAATCATCATAAGCTTTCCAGTTTTGATCCAAACGAACATCAATAGAAAATTCTTTTGTAGTTTCTTGTAACATTCCTGTTTTTGTAAATTTAAATCCTTTATGAAAAATATCATATACCGCCACAGTATCTTCCGGTGGATCAAATGTCTGATCTGCTCTAAGTGATATTAAGTTCCCATCCCCACCACCAGGAATACCCGTAGGGAATATAATGGAGTATTGACTTGCGGCAGCATCGTCGCCCAATGAAAGTATCTGATCTGTTGAAATTGACATATTATTTTATACCTCTTTATTATTTCAAAAATTATTATATATTAGTTAGTACTATATTTTATTTATAGTACTAACTAATGCTGTTATTATCCCACAAGAGAAGAAATAGAGACAGATTGTCCTACTCTCGTCAAACGGCACGTAATCCATTGGGAATTGGGTTGAATTTTTATGTACAAATCGAGCACAAATTCACGGGCATTAAGAACATCATCAGTATTATTATCTTCAGAACAAACAACGAGTGCTTCCCTAATCCAGCCATTACCAATTATTGGTGCTAGAAATTCATCAGTTTGAGTTTTAGCCATAAGTCTATGTGTAGGATCATTAAGTTTGAATTCTTGTTTTCTAAGAATTTGAGTTGATACTGTATCTGTAATATATTTATATACTCTTCGAGTTCCAACAAATGAAGTATCACTGGTAGTAACTTGTAAAGTATTATCTCCATATATCATAAGACCATAAGCATCATCAAATACTATAGGATTGATTTGAGCATTATAGAATGAATCTAATTCTGCTTGTGTATAGTCGACTTCAACTTCTAGAGTTGTCCAATCAGAGATTAAACCTCCATGGCTATTTTCATCAATACCTGCTGGACTTGCAGCATCATAGGAGTCTGCCATCATAGCGTATTTTCTTCCTACTGATCCTATATTAGAAATCCAAGCAAGAGAGTTATTATAAGCATCTTCTATTTTTCTCCAATTGTGATAAAGACAAATATCATCAGAATCTATACCCAGAGAAGATCTAAAAGTAAGGGCTTGTGATGCTGTATATCCTAGAGGTACACATGTGATTGCTTGTGCCCAAGGTTGATAAGATTGAACTATAGTATTAAGGAGAACTCCTGCTGTACCATATACATCCATAAATATTTTAGCTTTGTATTTATTTCCATATTGAAATTGATTCCAAGCAGTAGTATAATTTGAAAGTAGTGGTTCTGCTCCTCTATCTCCTCCTGAAAAGGCTACTGTAGAAGTTCCTGGTAATACATAAGATGTTCCGGTAAATGCGGTATTTAATTTAAATTGTACATATGGATTTTGATTAAAAACATCTGAATAATATAATGATCTTCCAGCACCATCTTTTTCTTGTATCAGAGAATAGTTATAAGTTTTAACTGGGACATAACCAGAAGCATTTAATTTGTACAGAGCGAGAATAAATTTACTTCCAGATACATAAGTTACAGAGGCAGCTAAATCATCTGCATAAGGTGAAGTTGTAAAGAAACTATGAGAAATTGTAGTTGTTCCATTTACTGAATAATGATATACAAAAGTCATTATTTGATTATAAAGAGGTATTGCTCCAGTTGGATTTACTCCTGTTGAAGTAAGAGCTAAACCTGTATTACTAAAAACTAATGTTAAAGCTGAATCACCTGTAAGAGGTGCATCTACAGATATAGAAGCAGTTGTTGATCCTCGTCTGCCAGAAATTAAAATAAAATTTCCAGATGTTGTAGCAGCCGTATATCCAAAAGCAGTATTGATATCACTTATAACAGCAGCTCTTGTTTTTGCAGCAGATTGTCCTAGATTGATTTCTTGAATTGTTCCATCTATAGAAATTCTAATTGATTTATCAGTTGCACCTAAACTAAGATCATAATTTGATGTTCCATCTACTGTAGTAGTTACATTTGCAACTGTACCTGGAGTACCAATAAAAGTAATAGTAAAAATTCCACTTGTTAAATCTACAGAACCTGCTGATACATCTGTACCAGATAAAACTCCACCAGCACTAAGAGTAACATCTTTTTCAACTCCATTTACATTTACGACAAAATCAGTTACTTCTACTACTGGAATATATGAAAGAGTTCCAGAAAAAGTTGCATCTACTCCGGATGCTGCTGAATGAGTATAGGTAGAACCTTTAACAACTGTTCCATAATTAAAACTTGCATAATCTCGTCCTATTCCAAAACCTGTAACATCTGTTAAAGTTACATCTATTCCCCCATATACAGCATCACTAGCATATGCACTTGCACACCATAGAGGAGCTGTTCTTGTAAATGCAATTGCTTCAAAAACTCCTGGATAGGTAGAAGAAGGAGTTCCTAATTCTCTTAAACAATCCTCTTCTGATTGTAGATACATAGGAGTAGCTTTACCTTTGGCAGATTTAACTACCATTGCTCCCGTTTCATTCATCAGAGTATTTGTAAAACCCGAATAATCGCGTTCTATTGTAGTTATACGACTCATGTTATTTATACCTCTTTTTACGATTTATTTTCTAAATAAATTTTATTTATTAGTAGAAAAATGTTTAAATTATTATTTTACTAATAAATAAAAAAAGGAGTGTCTTATGCTTATATGTTTTATTCTAAGTTTAATTTATTTTTGCTATGCTAAATTTGTATTGTGTGATCCTATAGATGAAGTATCTTTTAATACAGTTTTCACTTTTGTAATTTTATGGGGATTTAAATTTCTATTCTTTTAAATATTATTATATAGAAGAAACTATGATAAAATATTCTTTTATATTTTAATTTTTATGACTATTTTAATAGATAATATACATATAAAAAATGTAATTTTTTTCTAAAAAAATAAAAAAAGTAGTATACATTTTTAGTTTTATTTATTATATTGTAACTAATAGAAATACTAAGGAGGAATATATGAAAAGTTTTATAAGTTTAATGCTAGTGGTTTTATTTACAAGTCTTATTATAGGGTGTGATGATACAAGTTCTGATCCTTCTCAAAATAGTAATAATCAGGTTATTGATCAACCTATTACAATTCCAGATACCCCAATAATAATTCCAGATGAGCCTATTGTAATCCCAGTTATCCCTATAGTTATTCCAGATAATCCTATTACAGAACCAGTTGTTATAACTGACCCTATTATTCCTATAGAACCACCTGTAATAATAGATCCTCCAGTAGTAATAACAGATCCCATTATACCAGTAGAACCTCCAGTGGTTATAGTTCCTATAGAACCACCTGTTGTAGTAGATCCTCCTATCATAGTTGATCCACCAGTAGTAATTGATCCCCCAATTATTGTAGAGCCTCCAGTAGTAGTTGATCCTCCTGTAGTTGTAATTCCTCCGGTTGTAGTAGAACCCCCGGTTATAACGGATCCTATTATACCGGTTATTACTGTAACAATTACAAGAGTTATTACTTCTATTCCAATAGATGTTGATTTCTATTATCATGTTTTTTCAACAAATAAAATAATATATTTTAAAAATCAAAAATTCAATGATGTAATTTGTACATATACAGATGTAACTAAAACTTATTTAGATGGGGTTCTTTTTTCAACTTCTTCAACTTCTCCAACAACATATTATTTTACTACTTTCTTTTCTATAGGAGAAGCTTCTAAAGTACTTTATTTTACTATAGAAGATAAAAATTATCAACAAGTTAACGGGATTATATCTGAAATTGTAGCTTTACCTACTAGACCAATAAAACAAAAAGTTACATATGGAATTAAAAATAATGCTTCTTATATAACTTGTGTATTTATAAATTCTACATCTTCAGGAATTGGACGAAAATTAGAAGGTGGTGGATATAGTAATTCTGGACAAGCTCAAATGATAGATGGTTGTAAATATACTAATATAGATTTTTATTCTCCTGATGGAGTACATATAACTAATCAATATGGTCTTATAGTGAATGTAGCAAATGATGGAGCAGGCTATATAACATTTCCAAAAAAAGGTTTATATATATATCTTGACCAACTACATTATAGAGATCCTATTTTTCTACAAGAAAGAGGTAGCATGTGGTAACAAAAATAAGTCAAACTTTTTTATACTATAAATAAAAAAGTTTGACTTAAAAATAATTTTTTAATTATATTATAAATAAGAAATTAAAGGAGAAATTAAAATGATTTATAAAGAACTAAAAGTCTATCCTAATGAATTTAATCCTACTATTATGAATAGAGTATCTATAAAAGGATTAGCTCATACAGAAGAAGAACTTAAAAGATTAGTAGATGAAATATGTCATCTATATAATTATACACCTAAAAACATATCAAAGGAAAATTAAAATGAAAAAAATTGAACAACTAACGAAGAAACAAGAGATACAATTAGAAATTTATAAGAATAAGTGGCTTGCCATAGGACTATCTACAGAACAACCTTCTTTTCAAAGAACAAAGGAGATTATAGATAATATATATATTCATATATTAAAAAAATCCCCCGTTCCTGTAATAGTTCTTGATAATCCCTATGATACTTGGGTAGCTGTTTGTATTTATGCTTCTGAAAATAATCAAGTTAGGAATCAAGTTTGGAATCAAGTTTGGAATCAAGTTAGTAATCAAGTTTGGAATCAAGTTAGTAATCAAGTTAGTAATCAAGTTTGGAATCAAGTTAGTAATCAAGTTAGTAATCAAGTTTGGAATCAAGTTAGGAATCAAGTTTGGAATCAAGTTTGGAATCAAGTTAGTAATCAAGTTGAGAATCAAGTTAGTAATCAAGTTAGTAATCAAGTTGA